CCACACGGACATTGACATTACTGCATCCCGTGTAACGGCCATTATATTTACAATTCTTGCAATCAGCCCAATCCGAATGAGTGTAGGAAGGAAAGTATTCTTTACAAACCATATCTCGGTTAATTAGTGGTTAAAGTGATTGAGTTCGTTGTATGCCTTTTCCGCTTCCTCCCGTGTCCAATACCATTTGTCTGCACCCTTGAAAGTCCAAACATCGCACAAGGGATTCATCGGGTCCGGCTCACTATAAAAAACATCTTCTTCCATATCTCATTTAATTAGGGCCGTTATTCGCTGATGTACGGATAGAATTTACCTTCCGACCGCTGGTATAAAATCGGAAACAACTCACCTTTTTTCTCTATTTTCCACCTATTCCACCAATGCTTTTTTGTTTCCTTGATGTAAAGGCGGTTTCCGTAGCACTTTGTAAATCGTTCTTTCATATTTAGTCAATTCGGGTAATAATTGTTTCAGTTAAAAGGGCGTGGTCCTCGTTCGTGGTTAAAAGGAAAGTGTTCATTGAATTCGGTTGTCACGCCCTATGAGAAAGGCACGGCGGGGCGAAGGATGATATATGCTATATGAAAAAACTAATTGATTGACTTGACCAGTTGGGCGACCCTGCCAATCTCACGACGGGCTTTTCCGTGCCTTGTGGTTTATAATTCTCCTTTCTTTGCGTTGTTATATCCGGCATCGTATGCCATCTCCAGCCACTTCGTGAACCAGTTGCGGAGGTCAATGATGAAGTCATCGGTGCATACAGCCTCATAGGACAGGCCGCTCAATGCCCATTGGCGGTTGTGGTTGTGCATTTCTTCCTTTGTCATAGTATTGTCCTTCAATAAAAATCCATAGTTCTCCACCGATAGGCGTTCATGCGTCTGATGTAACGGGCGAACCACATGATGATTCTCTCTATCATATCAGTCCTCTTTGTCAATTAAACCCATCCACAGAAATACATCTTCGCAGTCCACGAAGGAAATAGGCGGTATAAAAACTCACCAAGAGGTGAAAAGTAAAAATCTCCGTACATATTCAGTTAGAATAAAAAATAGATGGGTTATTCAATTGGTTGTGGGTTTTATATTCCAAGATGTTGCCTCATTTCTCCAACCGCAAGGTTATAGCCAAACATAAGTGCTTGGAGTATGAGAAAGCCAACATTATCGCTTGTAATTGTGAACGGTCTCTCCGTTCGTCTTATAAATTCGGTGTACTTTTCCAATCTGCTCCCAAGTTCACCGTATGTTTGTGCTATCCACTCCTCATAAGGGGATTTGAATTCATCTTTTGGCATATTCAGTCCTCCTTTTTCTTATCTGGTGATTTTGGTAGCGGCATCCAATGAGTGATGATGCCAGAATCGAGTGTCGGAGTTGTCGGAAGCGGTGAATATTGTTGTGAATCAAGTCGCCAACGGTCACTTCCTCCCGTTCCCTCCAAATAGCCAATATCGTGGGTTTGAATCTCAAAGTCCATGACCTTGATAATTCTACACACAAGCACTCTGTCGTGTGTGTCTGGCAAGCGTGTTTTTACTGAAATCCATTTCATATCAGTCCTCCTTGACGATGATGAGTTTAACCTTATCACCTGGTTTGAAATAGGCGGGATTTAGCGGAATAGATACTTCTGGAAATAGATCCATATTGCTGAAACTCTCGATCTCTCCTTCCACCGCCTCCTTCATCATTTGCTCCCTGCAAGCAAGCCACCCGGCTTTGAAAGCATTAAATGCGTATAAGTGTTCTCTTTGGTCTGCCGGGAAGTTGTCTTGTGACATAACATAAGCATCCGCCGCATCCTCCAAACTCTCGCATACGGGTTGCTCAAACACCCAATCAGGTTTCTTGTACCTTTCGGGAACTTCGACCTTTGGGTGGGTGGCAAGAAATTCCTTCATTTCCTCATCGGTTGTAGGGAAGTCCACGGGGTGCCCAAAGTGGTTGTTCGGTTTTTCCGAAGAACCAAGTTCGTCCTTCTGGATTTTTTCGTAACTTTGTGTTGCTAAACTATCATTAGGCACTTCGCCTTGGGGAGAACAATCCGTTCTCCCTTTCTTTTTCTCCGGCTCTATCATTTTGCGCTCGTCCGCAAGATGTTCAGTACCCCATTGGGCGAAGTGGCGGGCAATCTTTTGATAGTTCAGTACGGTTGTCGTAAATCCACCAGAGTCAATACTTGCACGGAAAGATGAATCTTCAAGAACTCGCTCTATCTCCTTCTCCAACTCCACGGGTTGCTCTTTGATGGTGTCGAGGAAGGAAAGGAGGTCATCACATACAGAACACTTTTGGATGCTCGGCATCATATTCGTGTATTTTTCTTTCAGCCTCTCAATCTCGGCTCGTATAAGGTCTATCTGGCTCATAGCGAGTTAAGTTTATCAATGAAAATCTGGAAACAAGACCAGATATATGAACCTTGTCTTTCTCCCTCTTGGTGTCCTTTCGCCCACTCCAAGAGAACATCCTTGCGGATGTATTCCTCTATCTGCGGTGATGTAAGATTCCCTCTATCGGTATATGCCATCCCTACATACTTGGTATCTTCCTTGAATGTCGAAAGATTCAATCGTTTCGGAATGCACACATAAATTTTGTCCGGTGCTTTCATAGTGAATAGATTTTTATGATAAGCGAATCAACATATCTCTTGACTTCGCCGAGGTAGATAAGGAGTCTCTCCTTGTTGTTGTCTGCCTCGGCGGTCAAGATGTTCGCAACATCTACCGTAGAGCCGGAATAAACTTGCCGTAAGAAATTCACTATCTCTTTCATGGCTATAACTTTTTGAGGTCGTTGTAGAGTCCAGCAAGGATTTTCGCATTTTCTTTATAGTCATTGGCTCTCATCAAGCCTTCCGCATTAAGCAGCACCGCCATCTGCTCCTCGCTGGGCTTCCATCGGGGTTGAGGACGGATGGATTTGAGCCAATCAATCTCCTTGGCATATCTTGGCGTTGCATATCCAGAACCAGTACCAGATACTGACTTGTAGTCTATGTATTGACCAAGAACAGAAACAATATTATCTGTCATCTTCTCATCCTCCTCACTCCACTCTGCGGACTTTATTTCGTCGTAATATGCTTTTCGGAACCATTCTGAAATGTCCTCTCTCCCCATCATATACATTCCTCCCTTGGCCTGTATTAGTTCACCAGTAGAAGCACATTTTTTCCCACCAGCATAGAAATCCTTGATACAGATGTACCACTTATCTCTTTCCGCCTTCAAGCACCTCACGGGCTTCTGCTCTTTCTTTTCCCACTTATCTTGCTCGGAAAATGAGATGTGTGATTCTAAACCTTCATCATTTTTGCAGACGTACACAGGGTCTTTCCATAGATATATCTCTATGACAGTATGGTCAACATATCCATTACGACAAACAGTATCGCCAACACTAAACTTTGGACGAATCCTTTCTGGAATAGTAGTTGATTTCTGCTCTTTCTGCTTTTCGAGCCAAGCACGAACCTTTTCTATCCGTACACCTTGAATTGTGTCAATGTCCTCTGGTTGGCTAAAATATTCAACCAATGCTTCCCTTATCCTCTCGTCCTCGGATTTGCGGAGTTCGGGGATAAGTGTTTGAATAGCCTCGAACTCCTTTCCATTAAGGAAATCCCAAGACTTAATCTCGTTTATTGCTTCTTCTCTTGTCATAGCAATATCCTTTTTCGTTAAACATTTTCAATTTCTCGGTAAGTTCCTCCCAGTCCTTGCATTCTACCATCTCGTGTCCATCCTTGAAAAACATCCAATCAAGTCCGTATCGGACAGGATTGATGCGAGAGAAGTAAGTCTTTCCATTTTCCCACCAGAATACCAAGTAAGCGTCCTCCTTAAAGATAGGCCCACGACGGTGTTTCAACGATACGGTTGCGCCCGCTTTCTGCAAGGCGGCGTTGTGATATGATGCCACTCCGGGGACTTTATTCTCCGGAAAGCAGAGGTGATATATCTTTTCGTAGTCCATATCACTTAACAAGTTCAAATTCATAAACGAATACCCACGGGTTGCTAATGCCCGAACTTTGCTTTTCTTCGTTCTTTCCATGTCCCATAACTCATATTATAGTTTCTGTCACACCATTCCAGGTTATCAGCACAATTGTTCATCTTGTTCTCGTCCTTGTGATTTATTTCTGGTAAATTGTAAGGATTAGAAATAAAAGCCTTTGCTACCAATCTATGCACCCGATGTGTTTTTCCGTTGAGCGTGACTTGCATATAACCTTTTTCGGAGACGGACTGTTTTATGAGTATTTCTTTGTCCCATTTCGTTGATTTTACTCGACCAAGGTTCGATATATGATATCCGTAAAATCCATTGATAGCAACCCATATTTCTCCGGGATAATTCAATACAACATATCGTTTCTTCCTTTCCTCACTCCGTCTCCGCATATACATCTTGTTGGATTCATTTGCTCGAATTTTATCTCTTGTTTCGATTGTCGTTCTACAATGACATTTCCTACAACTTGATGTTATTCCAAGTGGACTTCTCTTATCAATAAAGAAACCTTCTTTTGGAAACCACTTTTTACATTTGTTGCATTGATAGTATATCATACCATCAACTTCTTTTCTCGGCTTATATCTCATTACTTAATCAATTCAAATTCGTAGCAGAAACAATATGGATTGGACTCCCATGTTCCCTTGCCAGACACCTTGTCGATGAGAGCCGCGAACGCCTCCCGTGGAGTGCTGAACGGGTACTGACCGCAGTAGCCAATCTCCGTCGGGAAGGAGTATTGCACACCCGGGCAATCCTCAAGGATGCCCTCCCGGATGCAGTCCTCCTCGCTGATGTCTTTCAACCGCTCCACGCGGACATTCGTGATGCGGATGCGGTTGGGCATAAACTCGGCCTTCACGAACATCTTGTTATCCCAACCTCCGCTCCGCATAAGGTGTGAGTACGGATGACTTTCCTCACAGATAGTTCCTTGGTCGAGCATAACATCCTCGTATGTCTCTGGGTTGAATTGCGGAATATCTCGATACGCTTGCGCCACAGCCACGACCTCGCCGACCTTGTAGCGAGAATGATTGTCCAATCCCATGCACGGAACATCAGGGAAGAATTCCTGCTCTCCGGGGATTATCAACTTTTTCGCTACATCTTCTGGGATAATCCTCCTTGTCATGGTCTTTCGACCTTCCAAGACGGCTCGCGTGAGGCTATATTTGTCCGAGAACATTATCTTTTTCATAACTCTATTGTTTTTTCGATTCCGCAGATATGAAGTGTGTGTTGAAGTTCGTGGACATACTTGATTTCGGCGAAACTTTCGTCTTTGTCGCAGTCTCCACTTGAATAAAGCCAGAGTGTTCCATCCGTATGTATGCACCCCCATAATTCTCTATGCGGGTTGTCCAGTTTCATCCAAGAACTCTGCTTCGGGTAAAACCACCCATTCTTCTCCAAGATTTCGGGAGTGAGGTGGATTGGGAAGATTCGGTCATAGGACGCTGCTCCCTCAAACTCCTCTCCTTGAAACCATACACCATCTTCATGAATTGCCTGAATTATAACATTGTCCGGAGTGGGCTGGCCTTCGCAGTACACCAAATCCCCAATCATAAGTTCATTTGCTTTCATCTCTGTATTTCTCCTCGTAGTGTTTTTCCATCGCGATGTCCTCCGCCTCGTTGTATAACTCGTCCCAATGCTCCTTTGCGTACTGATAGTCCGCTTCGGAGTCAAAGTCTCGCCTACGCGGTGCAATCGGTAGGCGGTGTAAGTTGATGCTCATTTCTTTTGTTGTTAGTGTCAAGATCAAAACGGGTCATCATCGTCCGTCCTACTTTGATAGCCTTCCGGCGGACGGGACTTTTCCGATGCAACCTCGGTAAAATGCGTGTAGGAAGAGTTCGGGAGCATCGTGATTCGGAAATCCTTCTTGTTGTTCCTGCTCTTCCTTACCCACATGTCAATGAACGGAAGGACTCCTTCCCTCTTCTCGTCTTCGTTCCTCCATCTCTGCTCAAGCATGAGGACTACATCGGCATCCTGTTCAATGCTTCCCGAATCACGGAGGTCGTACATCTCCGGCGGCCGTTTGTCCTCTACGGACTTTCGGTTGAGCTGTACGAGGACAACGATGGGGATTCCGAGCCTCTTCGCTGTTTGTTTCAACTCCGTGGTTGCGAAGCCGATCTGTTGGGAAAGAGACATCCTTGACGACGGGTCGAACTTGATTTGGCCGAGGTAGTCAATCATCGCTATACCGCACCGGCCTTGGTTGACCGCCACCGTCATCCTGGATATGATCCCCTGGAGCGTACGGGAGTCGTCGTTGATGAAAATCGGGAGGTTGTCTATTTCTTTCCGTGCCGTCTCAAATCCGTTCCAATTGACATTACCGCCGGTCATCTGCTCTTGCGATATGCATCCCGTGGAAAAAAGAAGCCTCCTTCCCAATTCAGGCTTCGTCATCTCAAGCGAGAAGATGAGGGTCGGGGTCCCGTGTTCCGCTGCGGACTTGGCGAATTGTAGCATCACGGCGGTCTTGCCAACGGACGGTCTTGCGGCGAGTATGATGAGTTGACCGCCACGGAATCCGCCGAAGAGGTTTCGGTCGAGTGTCGGTATCCTCGTAGGCACTCGGATCGTGCTACCCGTTTGTGCGGCTTTCTCCTCGGCTTCCGTTTCGTCGGCAACCGAGGCTAAAACGGCACTCAATGGACTTTCTCCCGCCGGGGTATAGTCTCCCTTGATTTTGCGTGAAAGCTCGTCTGCGGCCGAGAATATATCGTCTTCCGATGTCCCGACCGCTGCGGATTGTTGGACGATGGTAAGGGCGGCGTAGTATGCCCTCTTCTTCGTGTTTGCGATTTGCAGAAGCCGTGCGTGGTCAAGAAACCCCAACGGGGTTGACGATACCACATTCTGAGTTTGTATTTCGTTTATGTAGACACTGCCGCACCTCTGCCACATGGACGGCATGTCAATGGTCTCCCGTGCGTTGTACATCTTGACAACCGTATCCCAAAGCATCTTCCTCTCGTCTGATGTGAAATACTCAGGGAAGATAATTGGAACAACCTCTCCTAACATGTCTGGGTTTGAGATTGCGTCCGCTATGATCTGTCTCTCAAGGAGCGCAGTTCCGGGCAACGGGATGTCGGCCAATGTCAATTCTTTGTCGCTCCTCATATGTATTCTTGTTGTGTGCGAAAGACCCTGTCCTCAATCCATGAGTCAAGTTGGCACTTATAAATCGGTGCTACCCTTTCGCGGTATTGCTCCTCGGTCTCGCCATCTTGCTTCGGATAATGAGGCTTGACCATCTCGTTCCAAAACTTGGCTTTCTCCTCCTTCGTGGGGTTCTTCGCCCGTTGGATTGCTTCCTCGTAAGGGGGTAAATCTTTTTGGGGTTTTGTCGGCTCGGCGGAAGGCTTTGCGGATGCTTTGTCCTTGTTGACCCAGGTCCTTACGGCGGCCTTCCAACTCTTCATCGGGGATTTCCCGACAACCCATCCCTTGCTCTCGTAGAAATTGACGAACTGCTCGGAATCGATGTTGTATCCGTTCGTATCGCAATAGACCCTTACCTCTTCGACCGTAGGCTTGACAAAACGGGTATAAGACCTCGCCTTGACCTCTGTAGGTGGTTTCTTATTCTCGGTGTTTGTATTATTGGAATTGTCCTTCCCGCCACCACCGTTTATGTCCGTTCGATTTTGGAACACATCGTAGTTATTGATTGAGACAACGGTAACCGCATTGTCAATTTTCCGTCTAATTCTTGATTGCATCTCAAACTCGTCGAGAACCTTCGCAACCTTGCTTTTGCTCCACCCCCATCTCAACGAGAGCGTACGGATCGACACTATTTGGTCCCCCCTTTCTATATCAATTATTCCGACCTTTGTAGGGATGGCACAAGGCTTACAATACGCTCTTTGTACAAGATCGAGGAACGCTTCCCTTCTGGAGAAAGGCTCTTCGGGGAAAGCACCCTCGTCAAACAACGACCTTGGCACTGAGATACAAGTGCCAATCAGATCATCGGTCTTCATTTCCTATTCAATTGGATTCCGTAGTGTTCACGGAGTACCTCCTCAAGTTCGGGGCACCACCCGTTGATGGAACAACAAACCCAGATCTTCCGCAGGAGTGCATTCTCCAACCCTTTCTTGTCCAAGGGCGTGAATGAGACCTCGTATTTCCATCGGTCGAATTCCGTCAGCTTATGTTGTGTTACCTTCGGCGGGTACTTATTGTAGTAGACATTCTCCACGATGTAGCCGGACTCCGTCATATTGTAATCGTGAATGAGCCAATAAAGTTTTCCCTCGTCGAACAACATGGGTAGGTGCGTAGTCCAATTAACGACCCCGATTCCCTCCCGCTCACACAACTTACGGGTCTTTACCTGGGTGTTCCAAAACTCGTTTTGGTTCGGACCGCCCTTGCTTGGCAATTGCTCCGCAAAGTACTTTGGGGTCTTCACATCCCTAATGGAGAAATCGTTGACCGCAAAGAAATCGTCTGATGCCCAAATGAATCCGTTGTACATGTTTTCGTGGCAGTATTGGCACACATACATGAGTTTGTTGCAGATGTCGAGTGCCGGACGATACTGCCCTTCCCTTTCGGGAACTCTCTCGACATACATCCAGTTGACTCCATCCACGGGCGGTTTGTCACCTACCACCAAGATTTCGTGCTTGTTCTTGAAATGCCTCTTCCACCCCTCAATGGCGAGGGCGATTTCGTTTCCCTGCCCTTCGGACTCAATGTAAAAGATGGCCACTAGGTACTTTTTCATATCTAATCAACGGAATATGACCTCCGCAATGGCTTTTAATAATTCTTCGGGTTTGTATTTCTCCACTTTTGACAATAATACATCTTGTGGGATAAGACCTTGATGGACGGCTTTATGGCAATTAGGACACAACAAAATCATATTTTCAGGTCCGTAACCCCCGCCCTCCGAAATTGGAACGACGTGGTGCAATTCGCAACCGCCGTTTGCTAACTTTAAATCTTTCCTAGCCTGTTCCCGATATTCTTTCGCAATAAGATCAATGAATCCGTCCCCGTGAAAAAACACATTGAACAAGATTCCGATTGTCCTATCCGTTCGTGTTGTAAAACCGCACAAGGCACACTCTTGTGCATAGGTAATGTAAAGTCCGTATCTATCGTGACGGCTTATGGCTTTCTTCCTATTAGCCTTATCTACGATTGAGTAGTTGTAGTGTCTTCGGGCAATTCTTGCACATCTTTCGGAACAATACTTTCTTAACGATGAGCAACCACTTGGGAGTTCCTTACCGCATATTGGGCACTTGTTTGTGATAGGCATAGTTGTTTATTTTTGATACACGGGTCTGATGCTTGATTCGTGAATCTTGACGGCCTTGCCGTTCGGAAGGCGGACGAGCAGATACCGCCCGCCTATCCGTTCGACAACACATTGCTCAATGCGGTTGACACCGACCCACCCGACCCTGTCCCCTATGTTCATGACAACCGCTCTTGGCGAGTGAGTTCCCCGTTCCCGATGACCCATCCACGGCGGAGGAGTTCGTCGAGCAATGCCCTGTCCGAGAAGCTAGCGAGGACGGACTTGTGTTCGTCTTTCTTCTCTTCCTGTGGAGCGGGTTCTTGAGTCTCCGGCATCTCCTTCTTGAGAGCTTTCTTCTTGGCTAAATTCTTGACCCTGATTTCCCGTTCGTGCTTGACGAGTTCCTCGGCAACACTTTGGTAGAATACCTTCGTGGGTGCCATTGCATGCTCGTTCCATTTGTAGGAGCGGTTCAATCTGTTCCCGGAGCGGACGAGGCTCCCACGGGCAACAAGAATCCTTGCGATTTGCCTGTAGCGAGATGTTGACCCGGTGAACCCACCGTAATACGGAGATTTCGATGTCAAGTCGAATAACTCATCGACGATTTCCTTCACCGCCTTGAGTGTTGACGGGAGGATGCTAATCTCTGGATTTCCCATAACTTAAAGATTTAGTAATTCGCTAGGTATTGCTCAAACACCGCCTGTGTGATGTTGACCCTGGTGGAAAGGATTCCCCAGATCACATCCTTGACCCGTTCGTAGCAATCGTTGAATTCCACCTCGTCCATCGAGGCGAATGACATCGATCGCGGAATCTCCACGAACTCCCGTAGCCTTGGCGAGTAGTACATCTCATAGAACCCGGCGGCGACGAGGAGGTATGCTCGGAATCCCTCGAACGAGCGGAAGCCATGTTGAGTCCTTTCGGGTAACAATGCCCAAGCGGTGTTGAGCATAGACCACATCTTCCGATGGAACTTGATGTTCCGAACCACCTTGATTTCCGCTTGGTAGACTTGCCCCGCCTTGAGTTTCCGCTTCTCATCGTAGTCGGATTCATAGAGCGGGACAAGTCCTACGGCGGTGTTTTGCAATAGCAATTTCATACCCTAAAACGAAAGGTCATCGGAAGACCCGGCGGGTTGGTATTGAGGTTGGGCGGGTTGTGCCACGGGTTGATACTGAGGCGGTGCCGCCGGAGCGGGTGCTTGCCCGTACTGCGGTTGCGGAGCATATCCGGGGGCGGGCTGTTGGTACTGCGGTTGGGGTGCCGGAGCGGGTGCGGGGGCAGGTGCAACGGGTTGTTGATACTGCGGGGCGGGAGCGGGAGCCTGAGCGGGCTGACGGCTTTGGTCTTGATTCCTCCTATCGAGGAGTTGGATGGTTGATGCAACGATGTCCGTCGCGTAGTGCTTCGCCCCGGACTGGTCTTGCCAAGAGCGGGTGTGGTACTTGCCGGACACGAAGACGGATGCCCCCTTCGTCACATATTTCTCGGCGAAATCTGCGAGTTTCCCGTTGAACACGATGCTGATCCACTCGGTGTTCTCCTTCTGCTGACCTTGGCGGTCTTGGTATCTCTCCGAGACCGCAATGCGGATGGTGGCAATCTTACCGCCATCGGTGAAGACCCTCACTTCGGGATTGTCAGCACAGTTCCCGATGAAGGTGCATTGGTTGAATGATGCCATAATATGGGATAGTTAGTTGTTCTTCGTGAACGATACGGAGGCCGCAACGGTGGTCTCCTTCTTGTATTGCTCATAGATGCCGGGTTGCATCTTCTTGAGCCTTGCGGTGTCAATGCCCGCCCTCTTGTATGCCTTCTTGAGTTTGAAGAAGCCGCCACCGCCCTCAAGGGTCTCGATGTTGTGTTCGACCATATAGTCGCACACCCGCTTGTCGAGTCCCTCCAAGCTGTTCTCGATGGCCTTGATCTGAGCCTTGAGGTCTGCGATCTGGAATTGTTGTGTTACATAGGCGGCGAGTTCCTCATCCGTGAGGACGAGTTCTGCGGACGGCTCATCGTAGTTGTCGATGTAAATCCGCCCCTCCTTCTCCGCTTGGACGAGTCCGTCTACCTCGGCTTCGGTCACGGGTTCGATGGGAATGAGACCGAGTACTTTCCGTGTCTTCTTGTCTATGTGGAGGCAGAAGCACTCCTCGACAACTTTGCCTGGGTTCTGCCGTTCAAAATAGACCTTGTAGATGCCGAGCTGCCATGCAAGGGAACGCTTGTGAACCTTCTGCGTGGTCTTGTAGTCTACGAGGATGAACCCGTTCTTCTTTTTGCCCTTGTAGACACCGTCTATGAGCGAGGCGATGAATTCGTTGTCCGAGACGAGATACTCGTTACAAACAAACTTGAGGCCTAAAGAAACATACTCCTCGATGAGTGGAGTCCGAAGGACGGAGAGTCCGTTGTCGTATGCCTCTATTTCCTTGTGGATAGCCGTGCCCTCGGCGGCGGCTTTCATTAGAGTTGCCTCAGGGATGCCGGAGTAGTCCGGCGAGAGGCCGTGCTTCTTCATCAAGGTTGTCACCCCGAGGAGCATCTTCTCGCCATCCAAGATGTAGGTGTGCGAGAGTTCGTCAAAAAAGACCCTGGTGTTACTTTGCAGTTCCATTTGCTATCGCTTGTTGTCTCTTGGCAAATGCTTCCTTGAAAGCCTTGTCCTTGCCCCAATATGAACCGTAGGTAGTCCATGCCCATTGCATTTGCTCTTGCGTGGTAAATGAGTTGATCTGGCCGATGATGGTTTGTAGATTCATCTCCTGTTCGATTGTCTTCGGAGCATCGACATCGTCCTTATCGGTTGCTATGTGGAAGAACTTGAGGAGAAAATACCGCTCACCATAGGTAAGGGCAGAGCCGAGACCCTTATCCCAATTGTTCATGCCTGAAGATGCCCAATGGCATACGAGGCTATCGCCCGTGTCGGTATCAATCCATGTGAACTTGATTTTAAGGGTGCAGAAGATTTCGCTTTTCGGCTTTGGGTTGCCGTTCTTGTCGTAGAGGGTGTAGTCCTCCCGTGTGAAGGAGCTCTCTTCGACCTCCGGGACTAGGAGGAGACCGAGTTCGTCCATCTTCGGACGGACAATCGAGAGAATCTTGTCACCAGATACATACTGGTAGGAGTTCCCCGACTTGTCCTTCGTCATGCCGACTACGGCTCTTTGGAGGTCAAGTAGTTTTGTAAAAAGTAAGTTTGCCATATGGTTAATGATTAGCATCAAACAAGGACAATTGAGTGTTGTTTTGAGGCTTCCCGATGATGAAATCGCAAATGAAATTGCGGGCATAATCGGGAGTGATGGTGGAACGAATGGTGGAGCATATCCCCGCTTGCTCTCCCGGAGGCATCGAAGCGATTCTCCTTACCTCGGTTGCCGGTGTTGCGGTTTCCATTTCCGTGGGATCGCACCCGAAGAACCAATACGCCGTAGGCTTCCGATAGGAGTCACCACGAATGGTTCGGTCTCGGTCAATAACTTGCGGTGCCGCCAAGAAATTGTTCTTGAGGTAATTCGACCCGCTCCATGGATTCTCCAATATGAGGCGTAGACCCCTATCCATGACAATAGCAACCATCTTCAGGAGTAGACCGTAGAACCGCTGCCTATTCTCGCTCCGCTCAAGGATTGAGTAGACCATCTCCTTCGGTTGTAGGTACTTGTAGTTGGCGTGAGCCGTACTCATGGCCAACGCATTGTTCTCGCAGAAGTAGATGCACGGGAAGAAAGCCATTATCAGATCGTCCTTCCCGACATTGTCGAAGATGCTCGGAACGCATACGAAAGCTTTCTCAATCTCCGTGAAAAGGTCTATCCTGTGATCTGTCTGCCCGAACTCGTCTTGGATGTCATAGTCCTCCGCCGGAATGCCCAACCTGATGAATTCTTGCTTGAATGTCCCGCTCTGCTCAAAGAGGCAATGGACTTTCCCGTTGATTTCCATTCCGACCCCCTCCGCTAGAACAAGGCATCCTGTTCCGCCTTGAACATGTTCGTGAAAATGCCCTCAAGGCAATTCGTGACGATAGAATTCCCGGCGAGCTTGTAAAGAGCCGAATTCGAGAGTCCAGAGTCCTTCATCCGCCCGATGGCGGCATCGTCCACGCCCATGAGGCGGAGGCACTCGGTGGGGGTGAGTTTCCGTATGCGGACACGGATTGGTGTGAGGTCGATGAGGGTTTGTTCCAAGTCTTCTGGAGTCCCGAACATGGAGAGCTCCTCGTTGATGAACTTGGTGGGAATCTGCCATTCCTCCGCCAAGGAGAGGATGGCATCGACGAAGCCGTCAGAGAAGGTGGTGGCTTGTTCCGCCTTGACCCTCGCCTTTTCGGGAGTTGTGAGGGCGAAGATGCGGAGGCCCTCCTCACGGACTTTCTGCGTCCCGTAGATGCCCATCATCTTCCGATAGATGTACCGCACATAGCGGTTGAGTTTTGATTTTTGTTCCATATTGAAATCGTAGTTTACATTCATCACGAAATTGTCCTTCTGCACGGAGGTAATGGTGTTGGAGATGTTCTCCTCGCCAATCTCAAGGACATTGTGCCAAGAGTCCTTCTCGCCGGATACACCGCCCCGACCCCGGAAGGAGCAAATCCTAATCATCATAGACGAGAATCAGTTTCCACCCGTGTCTGGGTGCGGGGTTGCCGAACATCGTAGTGATTGTCCCGATGAGGGATTGGCAATCGGGGATGTTTCGGTTGTAATCATCAAGCAAGAAAATCCTCATAGACCTCAATCAGTTTCCACCCGTTCTTGAAAGCGAACCTTGAGAAATTCGGGACAATGGTGCCGATGACGATGCACGGGTGGATCATCGCATTGTAGTCATCGTATAAGAATATCGTCATAGACCTCAAGCATCAAGTTGTCGTGGACTATTGTGGTTATGGTTCGTGCCAACCCGTCACCCATGGGTACGAGCTCCTTAATGTCCTTTCTCCGAACATTCGGAAGGCGGTGCGCCTCATAGTCCTTCCGTATGAGCCTCCCGTATTCGTTCCTCTGCTTCTTGATGGCATAGACGGCAAGGAGTTTACTCTTCATAGACCAGAAGCACAAGCACCCACATGTTCTCCCGACCGCCGCCTACGCAGGTGTGGATGCAATTGGTGTAATCGTTGATTGGGCGGTCGACAATCTTTCCCTTGGCATCACGGGTTCGGGAGAGTCCGTAGCATTCAATTCTCATAGACCAATACAACGAAATATCGGCTGTCGTTCCGTATGGAAGGGGAGCATCCGTCCGCTAGGTAGACCCTACCCTCCTGTGGACTTTCGAAGGACGCCCTAGGCGGGAGGAGATTCCCCAACTCGACTATCGCATCAATCCTCATAGAACTCGGCTATTAGTGGTTCCCGTTGCCCCCCGCCGGAGGTGTTGATGGCGGGGGCGAGGCCGTCGGGGTGGTAGATCATGCCCGCAAAAGACCCGCCCGTGAAACCATAGAGGTTTCCAATCCGTTCAATCTTCATATAGCAGCAATACCCTTTGCCACCCGCCCGATGCGGGGCTGGTGGAGATGCAGAAGACGATGTCCTTGAATGACCACAACCTTCCGCTCCCGCCCTTGCAATAGTCCCCGACTTGGATGATTGCTATCGCATTAATCCTCATATATCGTCAGTACTGCGGGGAATTGGTGTTCAAAAACATTGTACACCCCAATCTTGTAATAGGTAGATAGCATCGTACGGCAGATGCCGTTGACGGTGTTGAGCGGTCTAATCCTCATAGAACAAGTAGATTTTTGAACTGCCATTTGCGATGACCGCCCCGGCAATGTTCTTTGGGTTTATAATTTGTAGTTCGCCGACGCTCGTCTTCTTGTAATCGTTGATGAAGAATCGGATGTTTCCATTCGGCATGACCGCAACTCCACGGCCATAGTCCGACCTACTCCATTTAGCACTCTTCATATCCGAGAAATACGACCAACTCAGGTTCGCAGGAACAAAGGGCGGGGCATATCTCCCCGCCCGCCCCTTGGACTCTTCCCCTTCGTGTAGTGCTTGTCCTGTAACTGAAATCGAACACGCCCCACACATCGACATATACATATCCCGTCTTCGTGGCTTGCGGGACTCTCATCCTATCGCTCATGGTCTTCCGTCCTCCATATCGCCGGAATCCTCGTATATCTCAAGGACTCCTGTTGCGGGGTAAAACTTTCCGCCTCTAGTCATCCCGTTGAAGTAGGCGTGGCGTTCATATCCGTACCTGATGGCAAAAGCACACCCGTCCGCCGTGGTGTTCGTCGGCTTAATCCTCTTTGACTTCCGTGACATACCAATAGTTTCCGTGGCTGATTCGTGTGTGTATCGTTCCCGCAATTGTGGGGTTACTGGATTGGTTGTAGATGTCAATCCATACCCCTTGGGATATCGGGATGATTCTGCTTCGGATCATCTTTCCGAGAGTGGGCATTACTTTCGCCATCTATTACCTCCATGATTCCCGTACATGGGAAATGCCCCCCACCGCCGGTCAGGCATGAAGGACTTGCGTTTTTAAAATAGGATGCTTTGACCCCGTATGCCAAACCATCGGGAGTCACATTTATCGGTTCAATCTTCATCTATTTCCGTTATCCTTGGAACGCCACCGCCGGGGAATGTGATGATGGAGGAAATGATTCCCCCGGCATGGTACACATTCCCGTCGAACGAACCTCCCGTGAAGTTGTAGATATTGCCGATTCTTGCGATGCCCGTTGTAGGCATGACATCGGTCAGTCCTTGCATATCATCGCCTTCTTCTCCGGGTCAAGGTTTCCGACGAATTCGGCAACCCTCAGATCGTCTAGGTAGTATTTCTCGTCCACCTCCTCCTCCAAGAGGTCTCTCAGGCGGAGTTTCAACTCCATCGGGTGCGGGAAATTGTACCACGCATCGCCAAGGATTGACACCACAAAGATTCTTTCGCGGTTCTGGGGAATCCCATAGTCCTTACTGTTGAGGACTTGTCGGAAGCTGACATATCCCCTATCCTCAAGGTATTCGCAGAACTTGAGGAAGCCTGGGCGGAATTTTTCGGATACGAGGGCCTTGACATTCTCCGTAAGGAGGTATTTCGGTCTTTTGACATCGATGATCCGCTTTACCTCCCAAAGGAGTGAGGAGCGGGTGCCGCTTCCCTCTTCGCCACCCTTCTGCAGTCCGGCATTGGAGAAATCTTGGCATGGACTTGACCATGTGAGAAGGTCGAAATCGGGAACATCATTCCAATCAATCTTCGACACATCCCCGTAGTTCTTCGTTTCCCCGTGGATTGCCATGTATGCCTTGATGGCTGCGGGGTCAATCTCTGCGATACCAACAACCTCGTAAGGGATGCCAATGTATTCAAGGGCAAGCGATTGTGAACCGTAACCCGCAAAAGCCTCAAAGACTCTCAAGGGTTTTTCTTTAGTGTATTTCCACTCCATATTACATATAGTATCGTTTGACTTTCTTTTGGGTGTTCGTTGTGACGAACTCGGAATAGACGATGTATCCCCGTGCCTTGATGTCGGCTATACGGGCGGCGAGTCGGTTACTCCCGAATAGGTTCAATGCCTCAAGCGGGGTGATTGAGTTGCCCGCCAGCATGTACTCCAATATGCGGTCAGCCTGACTCTTGGATGCCGTGTGGTTTTCATTGATGTTGTTCATAGGGCTTGAAAATGTAGAATCTCCTTGGCCGTGCTTCCAATCTGACGGCACGGCGTGTTTCTTCCGTGTAATAGGCGATGTTGTTCTTCTCATCGAGGATGTACCCTCGCTTCTTGAGGTAGGATCGGTCTTGAATCTTTTGTGAAGGTTGGCGGATGACACGCATTCTGGTTCGTGGCGGAAGACCGAAATTGACTCTCGCCCTTTCCTCCGCAAACCGCCTCTTGCGGGTCTCTACAGCTTTGCGATGCATCTCCCAAAACTTCTCTTCTCCGAATGCTTCCAACGGCTTGAACCCAAACTTGAACCTGGTCTTGACCCCGTTCTCGTTGTGGTCGTTGCCGCCCATGAGCAGAAACGCACGGCGGACCGATACGGATATCTTCTTCCTCCGCTTCTCGTCAATGACCGACATATCCTTCACAAGACCCCTCTCGCGGGCGAGGCGGGTAACCGTCCTCTCGCTTATTCCGAGTTCCTCGCAGATCGTCTCGTTGTCGGTAATCGGGTAGTTTTGGCATAAGTAGGAGTCCTGTTCGGGTGTGAGGAAAATCTTGTTCTTCGGGATCATTTTTGTGCCCCCCTCCCGACCAAATATCCTCGGTGGAATCCGCCCCGATAGAGCATCATCATGTATTCCGCCAATGCGTCCCCTTCGCCTATTTCGGCCACCGCCCTCATTATGCGGGAAACCTTACCGAACCCGACCAAGGATGATATTGCAATATGCAGAGCCTTCACATCTTCAGGGTCAAATGCTTCGGCATATGCGTTCATCTCCTCGGCAATCATCTCATCCTCGGCATCCATGAATGCCCTCTTCACAAAATCATCCATGCCTCTTCTCCGTTTTGTTAAGATAAAGTCCGCAAATTAACGCTGTGGCAAATGCCGCCCCGTCGTAGCGGACAACCTTCGCACGGGGGGTGTCTTCAGGCCACTCTCCACCCAGGAAGCATATTGCCCCAAGGAGGACGATGGTAGCCAATGATCTGAATATCTTTTTCATAACTCAATGAGATTTGTTCCATGAAAAAACGGACTGCACCTCCCGGCGGAGTCCGTCATTGCTGCAACCAAAAACTAATTATGTTCTCACCTTCGGGCAACCCCGAAAATGGTAGCGGTGGCATGAATCGAACATGCATCGCAAGAGCCAAAATCTTGTGTACTACCGTTGTACTACGCCGCTGTGCGGGCGGGGTCGCCCCCGCCCTTCCTCTTAACACTAAAACTTATGAAAGTTGGGGTCGCACCTCCCGGCGGGATTCTAGGAAATACACCGGCGAACCGCAAAAGTCCGGTGTCGATGAGTAGCGTGAAAGAAAAGAAATCGAGAGTCTTGCGGTTCTATCGCATCCCTGCGAGTCTTTCTACATCGGCAAGCGGTATGCCCGTGCTTCGACCGATGGTCAATTTCTTGAGACGGCCATCCCTCAACATCGTCGATATGGTGGCGGGGGTCTTCTGCAAGAGCCTGGCCGCCTCCGAACAACCCACCAGGATTACCTTCTCGTTGCTTCTATTGTACTTGGCTAGTTCCGTTGTCAACGCATCAATCCGTGCCCTGTCGGAGACGGACAAATCAACTTGCATCATTTTGTTCCTGGCTTTTTGGTGACACCGAGACGGTGATTGTAGACTTTGCGAAATCAACGGCAACCTTGTACCTACGCTCCTCACGGAGTTGTGATGCGGTAACACGGAGAGCCATCAAGTCTTGTGGGTTGCGGACACGGAACTCCATATCGTTCGCATCGTCCGGCAACGAGCGGAAGAACTCCCGCCAATTACGGGCAACGAGATGATCCTCCGGCTTCAAAATAAAGTCTTTCGGCATATCATATATTTAATTGGTGAATCTAGTGCTGGCATACGGGAACTGCCCCCGTACCCAACATCGTCTGTTCGCACAATGAGTTCCTTTGACCCCCCGCCTTGCGGAGGTGTTTGAACGAACCCCACGGGACAAGCCGTCCCGTGCGGTTCTCCGCGTCCCCATCGGCTGAACATTTTCCCTATTCGATACCTTGTATCTAAAGTGGTCTCTTTGTTTTCGGCGAGTTTCCTTCACGCCGTCTTGCTTCATTTTCTGCCGTATTCTACCACCCTGTTGAAAACCAGCTTAAAACGATCTGTCACAGACCCGCCAGAGTGTTCAAGGGCTAGTATCGCCTCCCTACCGCGTACACAAGAAGACAAAGGACTTAATTAAACGATGTGTTGGATATTTGAATCCTTTTCCCTACCTTTGAAGTGAAAGTATTGAGAAAAACCCATTAGGTTGGGAGGGGGAATCTTTATACCAACACCATCGTTCCAACGGCAAAGGTATAGGGAATTTTCGACACTTCCAAGAAATTTGTAGGGAATTTCTTAATTAAATATTTTAAATTGTAGGAAATGCTCTACAACCATGCCTATGGACGATTTTAAGGAACGGCTTCTCATTTTCATCCGTGGACACTTGGGTATAAGTGTTCGGAAATTTGAGGAAAGTTGCGGTATAACGAACGGAACGATAGGGTCAATCAAGGGGCAAGGCCCTACCGCATCGGTCATATCGAAAATTTCCGACACATATCGGGAACTCTCGATGGATTGGCTTTTCCGTGGAACGGGAGAAATGATAATAAAGGACACGCCGCCACCCCATCCCGCCCCCGTGTACAGGATACATGTAGAGAATTGGGAAGAGCTCGTTGAACTCATAAACAAGGGGAGAGATGAATGAGCATCAAAGGATAGACTCCCTCATCAAGATTCTTGAGGGAGACAATGCGAAAGCATTCGCAACGAAGACCGGCATCCCGGAGTCCTCGCTCTGCCGTCTGCGGAAAGGGAAGGGCAGACCCGCCTCCTATTTCGACAAGGTGCTTTCGGCATACCCTGTGGTTCGTAAGCGGTGGCTCTACTTTGGAACGGGAGAGCCGTTGAAGGAGAAGGACGAGAAAGGTGCCGTCCTTCTGAAATTGGAAAGTTTGGAAAAGGAGGTCAAGAGACTTTCCTCCGTCATCGAGAGATTGGTTTCGTACCAAAAAAGTACCAATGATGAGTAGAAACAATGCCCACGGGATGCGTGGGGCGTATATCTTGAGCCTGGTGAGTGGCTCATTCCCAGAGGCGGGGAGGCCCCCCCTCCCCCCTCTTCCTTTTTGTGTTTTCACCCTCCCGCATCCCTCCGTGGCCGCTCCCCGTGCGTACGGGGTCGTAGGATTCTTATCACAATACGAAGGATTCTTAAAGAAAAAGTACCAATAAAAGTACCAATTTGGGATAGGATATGAAACACACATTCAACTTGGTATCTCCTGGAAAGGAGACATCGCCCGTCCGTCTCATCGTGTCTCACAACGGGGAGAAATTCCGTCACTCCGTTGGCATATCGGTAAGGACATCGTTGTGGAATCAAAGGGCACGGACGGCGGACAAAATGTGCAAAGACCGGCGGGCATGGGAGATCATCGGCCCGATTCACGCAAGGCTTGTGGAGCGGGAGGTCACCGCAATGTCACGGAAGGATGTGACGGCAGCCATTGCGTATGCACTCGGAAAGGATGACGGGATTCCCACGCAAAGACCCGCATTTTGGCCGTATTTCAAGGAATGGTCGGAAAGGGATACTCCATCCCGCCGCTTCCGTGAACTCGCCTACAAGAGGGTTTCCGAGATGATGGGCACGGACGGAGACTGGGAGGACATCGACGGGGATTGGTATTTCCGATTCGTCCAAAAATGCAACGAGAACGGGTACTCGCACAATTACAAGTCCACGCTTACAGCAAAGGTCAAGACATGCCTGAAGGAGGGCATAGACCGAGGCTTCCACAAAAACGAGTCATACCGAAAATTTACCAGCTCATACACGACAGCTCATACAATCGCCCTCATACAAGCGGAGGTAGACGCATTGTGGAAAAAAACGCTCTCCGGGAAGGAGGCGGATGCCCGTGATGTCTTCATCGTGGGAGTGTATTGTGCGGGGCGATTCCAGGACTACTCCGTGTTGTCGGAAGACAATGTGTCTTCGGACGGGATGCTCCGCTATGTGCAAAGGAAGACGGGGGCATCGGTGGTCATCCCGTGTTCGCCCAGGATCAAGGAGGTGTTCTCCCGCCACGGGGGGCGGTGTCCTTCCATCACGGAGCAAGAGGTTGGTAGGCACATCAAGGAGGTGTGCCGGAAGATTGGGGGAAGTTTTGAAGAGACGGTCGAGGTGCGGGTAAGCAAGGGGGCGAAGACAATCGTCGAGAAGAGACACCGCTACGAAATGGTGTCATGCCACACCGCTAGGAGAACGGGGGCGAGCTTGTTGTACAAGTCGGGCGTACCCGTTCGTGTGTGCCGTTTCCTCACGGGGCACACCACGGACAATATGTTCTTGAAATATGTAAAGATATCCAAGGAAGAGGGGGCGGACATCCTGGCGAGGTCGGAATTCTTCCGATAGGCACAAACAAAAAAAAGGCCGAGGAGGGTATGATCCCTCCCCGGCCGTGGGGTTAAAGAAAGTAAGCCATCGCTTGCTTTGAGAGTGTGGGTTGGAAGGCAACCACATACCGGCTCGTCATCTGCTCTGAGGTGTGACCCAAGCAGACCTTCGCCTCGGTAAGCGATGCTCCCGCCATAACTAGATTTGTAGCCGTTGAGCGTCTGAAACAATGGGAGGAGAGAACCTCCCATTTCTCCGTTACATTCTCTACACCGCCCCGTCTCGTCTTCACGGGTTCGGTAATGCCCGCCCGCTTCGCAAGCCGACGGATGATCTCGTTCCGTGCCTTGAGGGTAGGCTCATCGCCACGATGCGTTTGGGCATAGGCAATCCAACCCTTGGTCTTCTCGGAAATAGGAATGGATGCGGTGACCTTCGTCTTCTTGGATGTGTAGACGAGGTACCCGTCCTTGTAGTTCTCCTCCGTGAATGTCATCACATCGGAAATCCTGGCACCCGTATACGCCTCAATCAAGGACTCCACCTTGACTAGGGCCTCTTTCCCCGAACGGGTCGGCACGGCCTCAAAAGCCTTCAACTCGTCCGGCTTCAAGAATGTGCCCCGTGTGGTGTCTCCCTTTACCGAGAGGATTTTCTCCCAACCCCTGGGGAGGTCGAGGTCGTCCTCGTTTCGGTGGAGGATGGACTTGAGGTATGCAAGGATGGTCTTCGCAGAGCCGTTGGACAATGCGTCAACCAAGTGATCGTGGAACTCGTAGAGAGAGGATTTCGTGATGTCTTCCCACTCACGGATTCCGACCGCGTTCAAGTGCTTGCGGAGGGATTGACCCGCCCCGCTCTTGCTTTCCATCTTGGAAATAGATTCTTGTAGTGTTCTCATAACTCGTTTGATTTTGATTTGGCGGGGATGGGAGGAGTCAACCTCCCGCCCCCATCGGATCACTTGAATATGCCTATCTTCTCGACCAATTCAAGAACATCCTTTTTCGTTCGCACCCAACGAGGGATGTCCGTTCCGTTGGCGGATTGGGTATATTTCTTTCCCCATCGCCACTCGTACTCGACACCACGGCCGGTGTCATCGTACTTTCGTGCGAATTGCACGGCACCGTAGTTGACATACCAACGGGGGCAATCGCCCCTCCACATTCCAGAGCAATAACTTGCATAAAAGAACCTCGTTCCTTCCTCGTTATACAAGATCACGGACGATTTACCGATGTGGTTTCTCTTGTGGAGTTTCGGTCTCTCTTCGGAGAGTTTCTCTTGCCATTCAAGCGGTAATTCATAGAATTTCATAACTCAAAGATTTAATGGTTTGACTTGGCGGGTGCATCCCGGTCGGGGGATGAACCCAGACACCTATTTCTTGACCCTCACGAACCACCCAAGGCTTCGGGAGAAACCGAGTTCCGAGCCGGAGAGTGTGTCCTTCAGGTCCTCCGCATCCGAATTGTTCTCGCAGAGGTAGAACTTGTAGGTGTCGTTGGAGGTGACGATGAATGCGCCAACCTTCCCGTTTTTCAATGTGACTTTTTCCATAACTCTATAGATTTGGTTGGATGGGGAGGAGGGCATCACCCCTCCTCCTCAATGATGTAGGTTACCCGGATGGTCTTCGCCATATCCTCGACAACCTGGTTGAACTCACGGGCGAGTCGGTAGCAATGATCCGACTCGTTCTCCCAATACTTTTGGAAATAGCCGGGGAGTTCCGATTTCTTCTCGCACTCCTTTCCACGGGCTCTCAAAGCCTCGACGATGGACTTGATCTCGTCAAAATTGATTGTCATCATAACTCATAAGATTTGGTTTGTGGCGGACTGGAGGGGTGTCACACCCTCCCGCCCGTTTCTAGTCCCCGACCTCCTTCAACCACCCGGCAACCAAGTTGGTGGCCTCGTTGATGGTCATCCCGGAGTGGTGGACGATGAGTCTGCCACCGCTAAAGCGGAAAGCGGTGTAGCCGGACAAACCCTTGCCGACCTCAAGGCGGTAGGTGTTCGCCTCGTTCGACCACACGGCAAGCATCCGTGCCTCCGTGCTGGTCTTGATGTGGGAGCGAATTTGCATTGCGTTCATAACTCAAAGATTAAAGGTTTGGCAAACGGGCGAGGTGCCACCCCCGCCCGTCCGTCTACGCAACACGGATGATGCACACCCCGTACTCTCCGCAAAGGATGTCACCAACGAGCATCTCACGGATGGGAACCCTGACGGAGACATCGTCATACCGCCCGTATTCCTTTTCATAGTCCCACCCAATTGACGGGAGGTCTTCGTAGCCGGACTTGGTGATTTCGTAGTCACCGCTACCCGCATACTCGGTGTTCTTGATAGTGACGAAGATGGCGAGGCAGTCCCAACCAGTGGCAACCCCCTTGATGGTTTGTTTCGTAATCATAACTCAAAGATTTGATGGTTTAACATAGGCGGTGGAGGAGGAGGTCAATCCTCGTCCACCAATTGTTTCTCAAGGGTGACGATGGCATCGTTCAATCCATCCAAATTGAAATAGATTGTCGGTTCGCCATCCTTCACATAGCGAGGCTCGGAAAGTTCTCCCTTGGTTCGGTACAAAGCCTGGAGTGCGGTCTCGACCGACACCTCCTCGCCCATCTGCAACCGCTCGATGCAAGAGGAAATCCAACTACGATACCTCGCTGCCCTCTGCCTCCTCAACGAGCGGTGGGCGGAAAGCAACACACCGAGGACTCCGTCCCACTCCGTCTCCGTCGGAATTCGGCATCCATACATGGGATGCCCGTCCGCCTTTTCGGTGGTGGTCGGTTTGACTCGCTTGGCTCTCGCCCGTCTCAGATCATAGATTGTTGCCACGATGACAACTGCGATGCATAACACCGCATAGATGATGATAGTAGGTGACATAACTCAATAGATTTGGTTTGGCGGACGGGAAGGGCATCACCCCTTGCCGTCCAGGTGTCTAACTACCCAACTCCCACCCGAAGGTGTTCGTCTCCGTGTCGAAATAGAACTTTTCAACCCATAGGTCGGAGAATAGGTGGTAGGAATCCATATCCGGCTTTAGGTTGTCATAGAGAGTCCTGAGGTTCATCGCCATAGGGTAGATGTAGTCCGTCACGAATAGACCGCTTCCGTGGGGGGTGAATTCAAACTCAAGTTCAAACAAACCGCCCGAATTGAATACGGGGTAGGAGTCGATCTTGGCTTTGCACTTTCCCCTCCCGATTGCCTTGGATGCCCTCTTGGAAAGGAGGACGAAGATGGGGAGGCGGTCGATTTCCTTGATGATGTTGTTGAGGCGGAAATCCACATTGGGGGCAAGATTGATAATCATAACTCGATAGATTTGAAGGTTAAACTTGAGAAGGAGGGTAGAATCACCTCCCCCTCCCCCTATTGTTGCTTCGGGTTGTACACGATGGACAAGTAAACCTCGTCCATGTCCACCCCGCAATCACGGAGGTTCTTCGTTAGAAGCGGAAGACTCTGCCTCTCATCGTTGCAGATGACAACCCGCTCCTCCGTGTAGCAAGTGAAAGAGGAGACGAGTTCCGGGAGCAGCCAGATCACATTACAAAGGACGGCTTTGTGGTTGCAATAGATTTTCGTGATGTACATGACTAGATTGTTTAAGGGTTTGGTGAGGATGGATGATGTCACTCATCCCTCCCCATTCTCTTGATCTCATCTGCCACGATTCGCTTCACCTTTTCGATGGTGGGCATTCTCCAAGTGCCGTCCAGGGTGAGGTCTACGACCTTGCCCACCCACGGGTCAATCGGAATGGTGGAGAGCGTGATAGTCCCATCATCATTCGGGATGATAGACCAAATCTCGTAGGTGGTGTAGTCACGCTTGATGGTAGGGTGATTCCGATGAGCAAAGAAGTCAATGGAATAGATGTCCGCCATCATTGTGCAGATTTCTCGAATCATTTCGTGCTTGTTCATAACTCAAAATTTAAGTGGTTAAACTTGCAAGGGAGAGGGTGGTCAAACCCCCTCCCCCGTCATCTACTCATCGGGCAGAATCTTGCCCCAATAGTCCCATCTCCCGTCCTTGGCAATCTGCTCCGTAGCCTCGTCCATAAAGTCGAATCCGTTCGACTCTAGGAGCTTCTCGATGGATTCCTTGACCGATGACGGAGCATCCGTGCGGATAAGTGCCTCAAGGGCATTGAACGGCATCGTGCTATCCTCCTTGGGATAGTAGGTGATGAAAAAGATTTCGTTCATAACTCGTTAGATTAAATGGTTTGCGAGGAAGGGCAGAACCACCCGCCCCTCCCTCCCTAGTCCTCCGCTATCCACTCTAGGATGGCAGAAATGACAATCGCAGGGATGATGAAATAAAGCATAACTCATAGGGTTTGGTTTGGTGGGTGGTCGGGGTCTCGCCCCCGCCCATCCGGGATCACTACCTCCGCCCCGTCTTGGGGGTGATGATGTGGTTGACCTTCTTGAGGAACTCCTTCATAATGGATTGGTCGAAATACCATTGGTTTTCCTCCTCCACGGAGCATATGCTCCCGTCCGGCTTGACGATGTCGAAATCGTCCATAACGGAGCAAGCGGTCTCCCGATACAACTCCGAAAGGGCACTCATTACTACATCCTTCGTGGTCTTGAGAACGAGCTTCCGGCTCGCCTCCTCGATTGTGATTTGCTTTTTCATAACTCGTTGGATTTGGTTTGCAAGGGCGGGGGGTATCACCCTCCCCGCCCCCGTGGTTACCGCTAGGCATTGTCGCAGAACCTCTCGCAAATGTGGTTGCAGATGTCATCGTTGATGATACCCGCATCACGGAGTCCCTCAATGAGGTCAATCGCCCTCTGCCAAGCATCCCAAGCCTCCTTCGTGTAGAAACCTTCCGGCCCCTTCTTCTCAAGGATGGCATCGAATGCCTCGTCCCTCTCCTCCTCATCGGCAATGGCAACCGCCCTCTTGTATGCCGGAGAATTGTACTCTCCCTTGAGTCCGAAATGCTTTCGGAGGAGACCCTCAAAATCGAAATGAACGGAGGTTTCCAGGGTAGCGATAATCGTTTCGTAGTAGTGTTCCATAACTCAATAATTTAGTAGGTTTGACATGGCGGGAGGGGATGGTTTCACCCATGCCCCCCCCCTCTTCTTTTTTCCTAGACCCCCTCCCCCTCTTCTTTTTTCCCACCCTCTTTCTCGATGCGGTGTACATATCTCCTCCACGAACCCTCTAGAATCGAGTGGGCGGAATAGTACACACCACCATAGGCAATGGTCTTGACATCCTTGAATGTGGCTAGGATGTAGCAAGCAACCGCATCCCGCTCCGCATCCGGGCGGAACTCCACATCCGGTCTCCGCATACTCTCCTCAACGAGACGGAGGTCGAGCGGGACATATTTCTTGTTGTGCTTGCACTCGTCACTCTCGACCCACCAAGCGGTGGTGTGGAATGTCTTTGCGATGGCGTCGGAAATCTCTTTGTAGTCTATCATAACTCAAAAATTTGATGGTTGAACATTGGCGGGCGGGCGGGGGTTCAACCACGCACACCCGAAGGTAGGACAACTAGCGAATACGAACGGCGACAAATAGGTTTTCAAGGAAACGAGCTTCCCCGACCCCCGTATCACGGAGGTATTGGATATCGTCCTCGTCCATGTCGAACTCATCCCCGAAAATGGAGAAATCGTTGAACGCAATGGTAATGTTCGACACCTCCACGGAATTGCTGGCCTCCGTGGCGATGATGGCGAACACATACTTGAAGCCGGACACCAGCGATGCGAAATTATTGTCCTCGATTACTTTGTAATTCTTGCTCATAGCTCAATAGATTTGATGGTTAAACATGGCGGGTGCGGGGAGCATCACGCACCCCCGCACCCGTTGACCGCACACCCATGCAACCTCACAACACCCGAAACGGGCATAACTCATCGGTCGATCCTATGCGGGCGGGGGCGGGATCAACCACCCCCGGCCATGAAGGGAGAACCCCTTGAAGGGCGGGAGAACCCCGCCCCGCTTCGCTAGATTTGGCGAAATTGGCACGGGCGGCGGGGTTCATTCCGCCACCCATGAAAAGAGAACCGCAAAATTAATGTGCTTTAAATAAGATGGTTTCGCCCTCTTTGAGACCGAAACACCCGCTACCATTTATAGCACACTCTTCGCAAAGTCCAGGACACCATGAAAATTTAGATGTAGTGTTCTTTCCTCTTTCGACCTCGTTTCCATCCTTATCAAACCACACGGGAGAGGAAACGGGCAAATCGTAGGGGTTCGGCATTGTTTCGCCCCGCCAATCGGAAAATACTACATGAAGGTTTTCGGGAATCTTCCCCCCATCCCTCAAAAATCCGTTAACCACCCCATACAACTTGGTAAAAATCAAGAAATCGCATTTGGGTGTGTTGTTGGCGATTTCGACAACCTTCAACCAATAGGTTTTAGATACCAAATCCCCGCCAACATGCCAACGGAAAAACCGAAAACCCCGAACCGCTTTTGCAATCTCATCAAAATAACGGGCGGGATCTTTGCGAAGGATGGCGGAATTAATCGCCCTAGACCTTTGCACGGTGGTTTGGTAGCAGACGTTCCGCACATCATAACACCCGCTTGCACATGTTTTACAATGGGCACAATCGGCAACGGGTATAAGAGACACGGACGGAACGGCTGCACCCGTTTTGCGGTTTCCGTTGCTTATACGGACATGAAGGGCGGAAATATCGCCCGCTTCCAACTCATTACGGAAAGCAACCATTTTGTTAACTCTGCGGTTCACCGCTTCGGTAGAAAATTCGTTGTACATAACTCTAAAGATTTGATTTGTTAAACATGGAACCGATACGGAGAACCACCCCCGCAAAGATTAGGGGGTTGCCGGATTGCAACCCCCAACGGCTAAAATCAAATCTAACTTTTTGAGTTAATTCTTTGTCGGTTGATCTCGGGGTGGTTTTGCCGTGTGCCCCTCCGCAAAAGATTGCGTTCTTTTTCCCACAACGGGCGAAATGGTTTCTTTTCCGTTCGTGTCTTTCGTTGCTTGGTTCAATCGGTGTGCCGTTAGCCGTTAACTCCCTCCCAAGACATCCAAAAGGGAAAGTAAAAAGACTACTTTCTAGATGCTCCGTTGGCGAAGGGGTCTTGCAACCTCTTCGCCCGCTTTTGTATGTTCGCTAAATTCGAGAAAGCGGAAAACCTTTAGCGGGGTGCGTTACCATAACGCTAAACCTCAACCCGCTACAAAGGTAAACATTATTATTGATAATGCAATACTTTTTTACAAAAAAAATCAACTTTTTTTAATAGGGGTTCAAAAATCCCGCTTCTACGCATGTACAATGCGGTTTTATGGTCGGATCATCCCACGAAATCCCGAACACCCCCAAAACATCCCCCTAAAGGGGGCATAATTTGCCCCCTATGGCATCAATGGCAAAATATGAGGAATTACACATCTTTTGCAAGATATGCCGAAATTCGCCCGTTTTCGCCCGTTTGCGGGCATTTTCCATGCTCCGGCGATTCGTGGCAATGGTTGCAACATCCAACCACTAACAACAACACCCCCAAATGAGACACACAACCCAAAAACCAGGTCCACACCACAACCACCCGAAAACCCGCCATATTTAACCCCCTTTTGGGGCGGGTTTTAGTGCTATTGATATATAAATACTTTTATTAACTATTATAAAATTACTTAAAAAATATAAAAAGCCATTTTTAGCCGTTTTAAGACACTTTCTCCGCCCTAGGTATACTACACCATTACCGAAGGGGAGTTAATCGATTCTAGCCAAAATTATCGAAATTCGATAAAAGTAAAAAACTGGTGCTAACTATCATAAAATCAAGCAATTACAAGGGTGTTATTGTATGGTTAACCTAAAGGGTGTTTTTAAACAAAGGATTTTACTATCTTTGTGCCATAAATTGGCACATTATGGCACTACTCAACAAGACACTAACGGACAAAGAAAAAGCGGTTCTCTTTTGGCATGTCTTCGGGGGCGTGGATGATTGGGCACTACTCTACAAAACCGCATTAAACGAAAAGACCTTCAAAGGGCAATCCTTCAAAAATCTAAAAGACTATGTGTCAAAGTGGAAACGCACATCCAAAGTACAAAACTTTATAAGGGAATTGGAAATACTAAAAATTCGCATGTTGGAAACCGCAAAGGAAGAGGGGAGAATTGAAGGGGCGGAAAGTGTCCGCACAAATGGCGAAAACCTGGTTTCGGGTGGTGTGTTCGTAGACTACTCAAACCCCACCAACCAAATACGAAAGTTAAACGCCCTTATAAACACCGCCAAAGACCCGAACGATACCTTGGACGCATTGAAGGTTTTAATTGCTTCGCAAAAAGCGGATAAAGAGACACTAAAAGAGGGTAAACCGATACGGGCATATTTACCGATATCGTGCAATCGATGCCCGTTATACTTGAAGGAATCGGAAACCTAGGTTACATTATCCCTATAATGTTACGAGTTTTGCGGGCGATGAGGGGAAGGGGGTGCAGCGGAGGGGGGGAGGGGGCAAGCTCCGCCCGCCAGGGCGGCCGGGGGTGTCGACCCAGATTTCTTTTTTTTATTTTTTTTGCTTGGAGAGGGATGACCTTGCCCCCCTGGGATCAGTGATTTACCGTCGATTCGGTAGTTTTGAGTTATATAGTTGAGTATCAACGAGTTGAGTGAAACATTGGCATTTTCGCCGGTGTTTCTTTTATTTTTTTTTCTTTACTCTATTTCTTTTTTTTTGTTTTGAGATATATTAATAAATAATATATATATAAATAATATATATAAATAAATAACTAACAATCATAAAGAACCTTTATGGGGTTTTAGTGTCCACGATGGTGTCCGTTTTCTGTCCACGGCGTGTGGTGTTCGACCCTTGTATCTATGTGGATTTCAATGCGTTAGAGTGTCCGTTTTCTGTCCACGATTTTCACACGATGGTGTCCACGGGTGAAAAAAATGCCCCGGCACTTTTGTGGTGTCGGGGTGTGTTGTGCGTGGTGTTTTTTGTCACTTTGCTATGATGTCGATGTCCTTGCCGCAGTGCGGGCATACGAGTGAGGTTGCGGTGGTTATTCCCCTGGACGGGATGAGGGTGTCCTTGATGTGTAGGGGGGTCTCGGAGCAGACGGTCTCGACGGTGGTATCCAGGGCAACCGCTATTTTTTGGATGACATCGAGCGTGATGTTTCCGTTGAGGTAGTGGTGGATGGATTGCTTTGAGACTCCCATTTTCTTGGCGAGGTCTTCTTGGGTCATTCCTCTTTTTTGGAGGATGAATTTGACATTGTCTTTCAGTACCATAACGCTATTGTTGAATAATGGGGCAAAGATAAATGAATGGATTGACTTTCGCAAGTGTTGTAAAGCGATAATGAATTTCTTGCAATTTTTCTTCCGAGATATTCCGAAAGTGGAATTGAATTGTTAACTTTGTTGCCATGACAAAGGAGGAGCGAATCTTGAGGTACATGTATCCGGGGCGGACGGTGTTTTCGTTTTCGGAGATACGGGAAATCCGCCGTTTGTTGTCGGCGGGGGAGTACAAGGACGAGAGTGCCGGACGGTTGCCTACGAGGTTCGTGGCGGTCGGCGAGGAGACGAGGATATTCGGACGCACATACAGGTGCGTGATGGCATCGAGGGATATCTTGACCGACCCGTGCCTTGGGTGCGACTTGCGGGAATCCGCATGTTCGTCGAAGGTTCCGCAGTGTTCTCCATTTGACCGGCGGGATCACCTCCGTGTATGGTATAAACTTGTTGAGGATGTCGGCGATGTCAAATGAGTACAGGACGATACCGACGGTGGAGTTGGTGGAGATGTGGGAGCGTGAGCGAGACCGCTTGCGTGGATCTGGGTCGGGCGATTTCGATGCGTTGTATGAGATGCGGTGTGAGTTAGACCGCCGCCGTGACATTCCGAAACCCGTTGTAGATGTGAACTTTAGCAACGATTACTTAACGGATTAGTTCAGATGGACATTGAGAAGGCTAGGGAGGTAAGTCGCTTGTACCGCCTCCGTGACGATTTGCGTTCGTCGGTGTTGACGATGCGTTCCCGTGTGGGGCGGAATCCGATAGGCACCACGAACATCACGATTCCGACCTCATGGCTTCCTGCGATTATAGGGATGGCCGAGTCGGAACTTTCCGACATCGATGAAAAGATTTCAAGATTATGAAGGTAACAAAGGACGGCAATGTCAAGCTGGAGGCGTATGAGATACGCATCGGCAATTTCTTCGTGAAGAAGGAGCGGGACCACATCAAGATTCAGGACATCAATGCGGTGTTTTCCTACAGGGCGAACACCCGTATGCCGATTGGCATATGGTTGGAGAACATGTGGGACGGAGTCAAGAAGGGCGAGTCCGGTGCTGAGGTGACCTTGAAGACCTACATTGCCATGATGTGGTCGTTTTTCTCGGTTGCTCCCGACAACGATTTCGTGAAGGATGTGTTGAGGATCACTGAGGATGCGTTGAACCGCCACCCGGACTGGTACGGCATCAAGAAGGACGCTACGGCGGAGGAGGATGCGGAGGCCGCCCGGGAGGTGAAGGAGATGCGCGAGTTCGAGGACGAGGTGAAGGATGCCATCAGGAAGGAGGACGGCGAGTGATTGAGATCAACGAGGGATTCATCATCTACAAGCCGAAGACTCTCCCGAAGCGTCCCGTCCGCACGGAGAGTGCATGGGTCCGCCGTGCGGTGTTGTTTGAGTTGTGGCGATTCCGAAAGAAGTTGATTGCCGAGCGTGGCATCGACATCCTTCAGTTGAATGAGACCCCTGAGTTCGTGGAGTTCCGTTTGGAGTGCGAGATCAACGGCACGAAGATGGAGTTCAACGAGGACAACCTCCGCCGTAGGGGGTTCCGCAAGAAGAGGAAATGAAAAACCCTCCTTTTGGGAGGGCAAATCTTTGAGTTATGTATCGCATAACTGCGAGTGGGATACAAAGATGGGACTATTTTTTTGAAAAATCAAGGGATTTTGTCGAAAAAGTACTCAGGATAGCAGCAGCACCGGCTGTGTGGTATCTCAAACGGTGTGTCGATGGGTATAGGCTTGTTCGCCATCTCCTGGCACACATCGCAGTCGTAGTTGCTTCCTCTCCGCCGGATGTAGTATTCCGCCCCGTTGTCCTTCTGCTCTTGCCATTCCGCATGCCTTACCGCCCCGATGATGCCGTTCTGCCCTATTATGGCGATTTGGTCGAGTATGTCCTTTGAGTAGCCTCTCCCCCACTTGAGCGATTTTGTCGGGATGTTCCTCCACAGGGGCGATGCGAACGGGTTTCTGACATACCTTGATACGAGTACATTGAGTTCGCTCTTCCTGATTCCGTTTACGACCGCGAGTGCGATCCATATCTCAAGGAGTTCCTTGAGGTGCGACCCCTGCATGTCGAATCGATAGATGATGGACACATCGCCTTCCGGGTTGCTGGTCTCGTCCCATGCCTCTTCCCCGTACCCGTTGAGTTGATCCCTGATGATTGCCTCGGCGATTCTCCTAGCCTTGGCCGCCAATGCGTCCGATAGTCCTTGTAGGACCTCGTTCGCCTCGGAGTCGAGTTCCGGGTCGGATTCAAAGAGAAAGTCCGCCGTAGGCTTTCCTTTGCTCCATACGAGTTCGATTAGTTTCTTGACCACCTTGTCGAACTCGGCGGAAGCCAGTCTCTTGAACTCCGCTGCGGCCTCGATGAGCCGTCGATTACTTATTGGCATTGGTTCTGCTGTTGGCTACGGGGTTCTGCTTTTGTGCCTGAGCCTGTGCCTTGGCCTCGGCAACCATCTCGTTGTGTGCTTCCTGGAGGATTCGGTTGACCTCGTCCGGGGAGGAGTACCCGATGTTGTAGGCGAGTTCGGTCGCGGTCTTGCGGGACATCGCCCCGACGGCTACGAGCTGTTGTATGCCTGCGATGACATCGTTCTCGGAGAGGAAGATGAACGGTTCCAGGTACGACTTGACCTTGAAGGACTCCACATCCGACACTTTTTCCTTCTCGGTGAAGTATCCGAACTTGAAGAGTGCGGTTGCCCTGTTGAGGAATTGTTGGTATTCCATGGAGTCGGAGAGGGCCTTGAGATATGAGTCGGCGAAGAGCATCTTGACGGTCCTGGAGGACATGTCCGCACCGGACTTGATCTCTGGTGTCTCCACGGCGAACGACCCGCGCATGATGTTCTTCTCCATGATTGAGAGCTGTGTTGCGAACGCACCGTCCGCTCCCGCTGCGGGTTCAAGGAATCCTACTTTTGCGTTGGGGTCGATGGAGTCGATGCGGTTCGGGGTCCCGTCGGTGTTGGTCATTACCTCAAAGTCTCCTCCGAGGGTGTAGAGGATTCGGAGTGCGTAGGCTGCGTTGTTCTCGGAGAACTGCGATATCGCAACCTCGTAGCCGTCGATGAGGGACTGCGACGCCGTCCACACGGGTCCGTTGTCGGATCGGTGGTATGCCACGGGGCAGATGGGGAATCCGTGCTTGATGGGTTCTCCTTCCATCGCCCACTTTTCTCCGTCCTTCTGCACATATGTGACGAAGTTGCTCTCGTCGACCACATCGAGGTAGAGTTTCCTGTTCCCGTCCCAGTCCTCCTGGTAGTACTGCCGTCCGAAGAGTGTGAGTTCTCCCGTGAGCGTGTCGTAGTGGGGGTAGAGGATGTCTCCGTCCTTGAAGGAGAAAGTCCTCCACTTGACCTTTCCGCCGTCCATGTAGACATAGATGGCGCAGTCCGCCGTGAGGTAGTCGTCCTGGATGGCATTGTTGATTGCGACCTCCATGTCTTTCTCCTCCCATCCTTCCCTGAAGAAGGAGAGAAGGTCGAGTTTCCTTTGGTCGGTGCCGCCTGAGATGAGCCTCATCCCGACATTGTTTCCGAGGAGTGCTTCCTTGCGTTTGGTGAGGATTCTCTCCTGGAATCCGATTGCGATGCGGGAGCGGACTTTGGCTTGGTACGAACCCGACTCCTTGTTGACATACATCGTGTTCGGGTAGTACTTGATGCTGTTGATGAGGTGGGATGTCGGGTAGTACTGCCGGATGAAGTCCGACTGCGTCCTCAGCTCCCTCTGCACATTGTCGATGTTGACCGCATAGGGTGCGTTGGGGTTGAGCATCGGGGTTGCCCCGATTACATTGGGCGGGATGGGCACGGAGAAGGGTTTCTTGCGGAGGATCTGCTCCGGCTTCATCGATGCGATTGAAGGCTTGAGTCTCATATCGTAGGGTTTTATCAGTTACATAAAACAGCTCCAGTCTCCCCTGCGTGATTTCTTCGACCTCTTGGCATGGTCGACCCGGTCGATGCAGTAGAGAAGTGCCTCTATAAAGTCGGGGCTGTGCCCCAGGATGGATTTCATGTCGCTCTTCTTGATGAGTTCGCGTGGTGCCTGGTCTTCTATCCACCGCAGGATGATTCTCTCCTCTACGAGCTTCTCCATCACGGAGAACGGGATTCTCTTCTCGGTGAACATCATCCTGAGGACGGACTCGTCTATGGAGATCGTTCCGTTCTGGATGGCACTTATGAGTAGACCCGCACACTCGCTTTTCCTTGAGCGGTAGGACGAAGCGTCCTTGACATCCTTCCCGCCCTTGTTGGAGAATGCGTGTGCCCGCTGCGCCCCAGGGTCGTCGGAGTTTTTGAGGATGATTCCGACCCCGTCTCCGTCGAAGGCGAAGTTCTCCCACGGGATGTTGTTCTTGTTGAGGAAATCCCGTATGATGTCAACCGTATCCTCGACCTTGACCCCCTTTTTGGCGTAGATGTCTATGATGTGCCACCCGTCCATCGCCCACATTACGAACCAGTCGTTCTTGTAGGCGATGTCCGCTCCCGCACACCTGACCCCGCTCGTTTGGGCGGGTGCGGCGAAGAACCTCTGCATGTCGTCCATCGTGATGATGGATGAGGAATCGTCCACATCCCTCCACACGCCACGGATGTCGTTGATGACGGATTTCGACCCGCCGGACGAGATGCGGTTCATGTACTTGGGGTCGGCTATGTGGAGGATTTTGTTCTCAAGATAGTCTCCGTCGATGAATGTGACGGATGTGATGAAGTTCCTGTAGTCCTTGTCGGGTTCGTCCGTGAGGGATTCTATCTTCCTTCTTGCGTTCGGGTTCTCGTAGACCTCTTCGGGGGTGTTGCCCCATGCGATTTCCATGACATCCTCTCCGTATCGGCAGAAGTATCTTATCTTCCCCGACCTTTCGGGGATTGCCTCGTCGGTCTCCGGGTCAATCCACCAGTCCAGGAACCACCTGAGTTTGTTCGACCGCCCGACGGGGTTGCATGTGCAGATGAAGCGGGGCCGGACACCGGCGGTTGAGCGGTTCGATCCCATGAGGTCGAAGATGACGGACATGGAGTCTTTTGTGAATTCGGCGAGCTCTTCGATGACGATGTACGGCATTTCCGCACCGCGGAAGCGGTCTTTGATCTTGGAGAGGTCTGCGAGGTGTTCCATCTTCATGGTTGCCCCAACACCGTTGAAGAACTTTGCCTCGAATGATGTGTCCGCAAATGTGGCGAATCCCCTGAAGAGCGGTTTGCACGATTTCCAGATGCCTCTCTTGACATCCCCTTCGTACCTTCTGAATCCGTAGAGGTTCACATCGGGGTTGTCTGCATAGTACATTGCCCCGATGAGGCCGACGGCGGTCTTTCCCGCACCTCTAACGCCGCCGCATATGACGATGTCGGCATCGCTTGTGAGGACTTTCTCTTGGAATCCAGCCTGCGGGATGAGGTTCGTTGACCGTCTTCCCCTCTTCTTGAGTTGGAGATTCTCCTCCCGGAGCATCTCGACGAAATCGTACGAGTACACCTCCATCCCGTATTTTTGGAAGACGGGGTCGAGGAACTTGCGTTCGTCTATGACAGAAGCATTTAACATCACCGCAAATGTGCAAGCGAATTTGGAATCTTGTGGAAAATTTTTTCCGTGATATTCCAATATGGGGCATATATTTGCCCGTGTATGGACGAAAAAGGAGCGAATAAAGGGGTTCAGATCAGTTGCCCGTTGTGCGGGAAGCGTTTTCCCGTGAGGGTGCAGGAACTCGTTGGAAAACTCCGTGTGTCAATCCGTTGCCCGAACTGCAAGCGGGTGAGCGAGATACAGTTGCAGGACATACAGTAAGCACAATATCAGTGCGTTAGAGGCTACCAAGAGTTACACGATAACCGTTCAGGCCCGAAGTAGAAGCGATTAGGTTCGTTTCCGCTTCGGGTTTTTTATAACCAAAAGTTCTTTGAAAATGAAGGAAAAAATCGCACTTGCGCTCAAGACGAAGTATCAGCACTTTGGATTGAGCAACGAGGCTATCGACCGGATTGCCGTAGCGAAAGAAAAGACGGTCACAAGCGAGGATGCCATCGACTCCGGGATTGCTGATGCCGAGACGATGAATCTCATCGCAAAAGAATTGATGAAGATGCGTGACAAGGAGATTTCCAACAAAACCGACTTGCAGCGTGCCTTCGACACCTACAAGGAGAAGCACCCGGATGCCGATCCCAACCCCCCGACTCCCCCGAAACCCAAGGAGGGCGAAGAACCCGAATGGGCGAAGAAAATCCGTGAGCAGAACGAGGTCCTTGTGGCCCGTCTTGACGCACAGGACAAGGAGAAGGCAATGAAAGCGACCCGCCTCACGGTGGAGTCGAAACTCAAGGCCGAGGGTTGCACCAATGTCGGAATTCTCAACCTCACCATGAAGGGCTTTACCCTCGGCGAGAATGAGACTCTCGATGCTGCTGTGGAACGGCTCAAGGGTGAGTACAACGCCTCGTTCAAGGAGACTTTCGGCGACGGAGCCCCTCCCGGAGTCGGGACCCCGAATTTCGGAGACTCAAAGTCCGCCGTAGACCACAAGAACAAGTTTCTCCAGGACCAGGGTCTTCTCCCGAAGGAACAGTAACACTTAACCATTAACAACGATGCCTACTTTTAGCTCATTCAATGCTTATGGCTCCGAGTCCAACGAAATCGGACAGAGCCATCTTGCCGTGTGGCTGGGTGTTGTGACCCCCGTTCCCGTGGGCGGTAACCTCGCAAGTGCTTTCTTGCAGAAGGGTTTCCTCCTCCGTGCGGGCTCCCCGGTGAATCTCACCGACAAGGTCATCACCCCGTTCGTCGGCTTCGAGGTCGTCGCTTTCACCGCCGCCACGGGTTCCGAGGCCAACGATACCATCGTGGTCAAGCCCGCCGATTTCGGTGGTGTCAAGATTGCCCCCGCGGCCAGCGACATCCTCCAGAAGGTCGGTGACACCTTCGCCGCCACGGGTGCCGCCCGTGCCCTCGTCTCCGTGACCCCCATCACGGAGGGTGCGAACGCTGGTTGCTACACCGTCCTCGTTGCCCACAGTGCCGGTCTCGGCACTCTGGCCGCCGGAGATGTCCTGACCGTCTCCGCCAGTACGGCTGGTGCGTCCGGCAAGTCCATCAAGGTTCAGCCGAACGGCTACCTCTACAACGACATCTACCTCGGCGACCTCGATGACTCCGCCGCCGCCAAGTCCGCGAAGACCATCGCTGCCACGGGTGCGGTTGTGAGGTATCACCACGAAGGTCTCATCGTCGAACTGACTCCCTCCGCCGCAGTCAAGGCCCAGATGGCCGCCGCCGTGCCGGGTGTCCTTCAGGTGCTTGTCTAACCTTTAACGAATAGGAGAAAACACTATGGATACCTACAGCATTCAGTTCTACGACCTCCTCTCCCGTGCCCTCGGTGCGGGCGAGAGCATCCAGACCTTCCTGGACAACACCATGGCCCTCAAGTACAACTCCCTCCAATTGGACGGCTTCGTGATGGAGCCCTTCATGCAGACGGATTTCGTGTTTGAGCAGGTCATCGGCGAACTCGGCCTCAACGCCACCGCCCAATACTACGACCTCGACTCCCCGCCTCTGCCCGACGGAACTCCCGGCTTCAAGGCGTTCACCGGCAAGATCCCCAGGATGAAGAAGGTCGAGTACTTCAATGAGGACAAGCTGAGGAAGATGAAACTCATCGAAGACCGTCGTTCCGCCACCGCCGCCCAGATCGCAGAGATTGCCTACCAGCAACTCTTCATCACGGTCGACAACCTCATCGGAGGCCACACCAATGCCCTGACCTACCAGCGTCACCAGGCGGTCTCCACGGGTAAGTTCACCATCAATGCGACCAACAACCCGAAGGGTATCAAGGACATCGTCATCGACTACCATGTCCCGGCCGCCAACAAGACCACCCTCACCGAGGACGCGCGTTGGTGGACTTCCTCCACCCACACCACCGCCAACGAGGGTTCGGCCTCCGACCCGATCAAAGACCTCCTCGCCGTTGTCGAGAAGGCCCGCAAGGCCGGTGTACGCGGTCACTTCGAGGTGAACATCGACTACCTGAAGGAGTGCCTCAACCACTCTCAGGTCCTCGCCAAGATTGGCATCTCCGTCCTCCCGGCCGCCGGTGCCACCGCCCAGTCCTCCTATGCGGGCATCATGACCTACGATGCGAAGCGGGTTGCCGTTGAGGGTCTCATCGGCGCTTCCATCAAGGCCGTCGACTCTCTCGTCCCCATCGAGAGCATCGACAAGGCGAACAAGGCCTACACCAAGGCGAATGTGGATGCCTTCGACAAGGATGTCTGGGTCTTCGTCCCGGACGGCAACATCGGTGTTGTCAAGACCGTCGAGCCTATCGCCATCGAAGGCGGTCAATACGGCTCGTTCTACGGGGGCAAGCTCCTCCTGACCGTGGGTGTCGATTTCGTGAAGAAGTGCCAGAGCTTCAACACGGAAATGACCTCCCTGGTCATCCCGACCTCGCCTCAGTACATGTGGTACCTGTACCCGAACGCCTAGTTCTTTGAAAAGTATGTAATCCGACGGAAGAGATGGCCAATATCGCGAACAACATGACTTTGGTGAGGTGGCTCAAGGCCAAGACCGACCCGATCATCGACTACTCCGACGATTTCATCTTCGCCACCCTTCTCCACAGGGGGGTGACGGACGATGCCACCCTCGTTGGGGATGTTGACGAGCGGACACGCGACCTCATCCTCGCCGATGCCTATTACGGTGCGGCCGTTTCTTCCGTGAAGTCGGGTACGCAGGGCGAAGCCGACGGCGGTTGGACCCATTACATTGCCATAAAAAATGTCGTGAGCCGTGATGCCCTTTTGCAGATGGCGAGAGACCTTTATGACAAGTGGGACGAGCCGTTCGTCGACCCGACCAACAAGATCCGTATGAAGCCCCTCTATTGAGATGAGTTACAACCCCCGTTGGCCACATACCTTCAAGGTTCTTTCCGAGTCGCTTGACGCAAACGGACTCCCCGTTACGGACTCCGATGGAAAGCCGGTCCGAGGTGCTATGCAACTCAAAAAGGTTGTATACGACCCGTATTGGAATCCCCGGTTTTGCGCCGACGGCTCGGTTATGACCGAGACGGTCACGGACATGCCGTGGGGGTATCGTACCGCAACGGGCGGTTTGAAGACCGCCGGAGAGGTTATCGTGGCGGACTATAAGGTCTCAACGCCCATGCTCCTAACGGAGCTGCCCACGGGAACGATCCTTGAAATGACCGACTACACCCATACCTTCCGGGTCAAGTTGCTCAAGATGACAACCTACAACTGGGGTACAAACCTCTGGTTGGACAACATCAAGAACTGACTATGGCTACGAGGTACGAGAAACGGAACGAGAGGGTCATCCGAAATGCTTTCAAGCGTTTACCCGCAAGCAAGGACAGGGTTGCCCGCAAGGGGTTGGAAGACCTCTTGGAGAACGCAATGCTCTATGCCCTTGGAGAACACGACCACAGGCATTGGCTTCACAAGTCAACCGCCAACTCGTACGGGTGGGCAATCGTCCACAACGGCTCTGTAGTCGCCCACAAGGTGAACGAAGGCCGTCACGGAGACGGGAACGCCTACTCGGACATGATGTCGGTTGCACGGGGAGTATCTCAGTCGGGATGGATAGGAATCCTTCTCGCCTCGATGCACGGAGACCGTCCGATGTACTTTGCGGTCGACTACGAGCGGGCACTCCTTGAGGAGACCGCCGATGTCACCAAGGAGAACTTCGGATTGTTCTTCAACATCGTCACGGGACCGAGTTCCGCCGTTCCTACGGGAGACGAATAAAAAAGCACCAAACCATGAACGATTTCGACATCACGAAGATAGAGGAGGCGGTCTCCGCAGCGATCCGTACGCTGGGGGTTTCCACCAATGTATGGAACAACCGACCGAAGGCCACCGACGATACCATCGACGATTTCGTGGTGGTAAAGGTGACGGGAGGCATCACGGACAAGGCCGCTCTCGGTCAGACCCGTCTTGCCATCCATCTCTTCGCCCGCGATGTCAAGGAGATGAAGAACTCCAAGCGGCTCTCGGTTATGCAGGGGGCTCTCTCCCCTCTCCCGTTGTGGATAGACAAGTATCTCATCGACGGACACCCCCGTATCGTAGGCGACACGCCGGACGATTTCGGATTTCATGCTAGGATTATCACTTTCCGTTTATTTATTAAAGCAACATAGAAATGGCTACTCTCACCCACGCAATGTTGGATGACCTCCACATCGGAAATGCTTGCCTCTCCCTGCTCCCGTACAGCGCGAGCGGTGTGGACATCACCTCCGGTCTGGATTTCTCCAACGCAGACCAAATCTTCACCCTTGAGGGCACTTTCAACCTGGAGACCGACGACCCGTCCAACACGGACATCAAGATCGACCAGCACCAAGAGGTCATCGATGTCCAGATCGACAAGGGCGGCAACTGGCGGATGACGGGCAACATCCCGTCCATTTCCGTGGCTCTCCTCTCCTATTTCTTCACCGACGGTGCCGACATCGTGGCTGGCACTCAGTCCTCCCCGAAGAGCGTGACCGGTGCCGAGGGCACGGCCTACACCGGCAAGGGCTTCATGGCCACTCCCGAAACCATCGAGGTGACCGTCCTCGCCGAGTCCGAGTCCAAGAACACCGCCATCCTCTTCCCCCATGTGAAGATGATTGTGTCCAAGCCGAAGAAGGACGACAACACCAACCCGGCGTACCTCACCTTTACCGGCTTCATTCTCCCGAACCCTTACAAGAAGAGCGATGCCTATGTCGGCGACTTCGCCGTCCTGAAGGCCGTTGCTTCCAATTCCTAGGGGATCACGGAGGTGAACACCTAAACCTTGGGGCGGGGACGATTTTGCCCCGCCCCATTTTAATTCAAACACAATCCCATGAAACAGCCTACTCCCGAACAGAGGAAAGAGTACAGCGACATCGTAAACGATTCGGTGTCCACAGTACGGATCAAGGGCACGAAGAGGAAAGTCCGCCTTCATTGGATCAAGCCGTATACGATGGAGCGGATAACGAGAATATGGATTGAGCGTGATTTGGCATCTACGAGGTTGGAGGGCGGTGCGGATGTCCTCAAAGACCTTGCAAAAGAGCCGTATTTTGCGTTCAAGGAGGCCGCCTTGATGATCCTTAACCACGACATCAAAATACGGCTTCTCTACGGAATTTATTGGCGTTGGTTGGCATTCAAGTACAACGAGACCCAGATAGAGGACATCATAACGGAGGGTAAAAAAAAACTTCCGCTTATGGCACACTACGGGATTATGGCGTACTCGCTGGATATGAGGACGGATTGGATGACGATGACGAAAAAGGAAGCAGGGCAATTCCGAGCAGAACTGCTCTTGGAAGCGAAGCGGCTTTCGTCAAAGACTTCCCCGAATACGGCCGCCCAAGGTGGAGGCTCGGACGATGGGAGAGGGATTTCGGATACCGATGCGTCCTGACCTGCGCACAGATAGAATTGATGCAGACAGACCTTCCGCACACGCTCTTCCTTCACGATAAAAAGAGAAGGAAGGACGGTGGGAAGGATTTTCAATATAACCCGGAAGACCCCGCCATCCGCAAGCAGATGGAGGCTATCCGAAAGAAGAAGGAGAGGATGGAGTCGGAGGGGAAAAGGGTTGAATACACGATGGACGAACTGTTCAATAGATAAGAGAAATGGGTGGAACAATAGACCAATTGAACTTTGAGGTGATCCTCAACGACGAGAAATTCGACAAGAGGATCAAGACCGACCTTGACATGGCGAAGAACCTCAATACCGAGTTGTCGAACCTCCTCAACATGAAGAAGAGGCTCAACGGCGAGACTACCAAGGAGATTGTCAATGCGGAGAAGGTAAAGCAAGCGGAGCAGAAGACCGCCCAGGAGAAGGCGAAGACCGCATTGCAACAGCAGAAGGTGCTGACGGAGGTCGAGAAGACACGGAACGCCCAGGAGAAGCACACCGGGTCCGTTCAAAAGACAAACGCAGCCTTGTCGAATACCACCTCGATTATGCGGACATTGTCCATGTTGACCGGCGCTACATTCTCGGTCATCGGAGTCCGCCGTTTCCTCTCCTCCCTCATTGACATCACGGGGCAGTTTGAGGTGCAGAAGATGGCTCTCCGAAACATGCTCCAGGATGTTGCCGCCGCCGACAGAATCTTCAGGCAGCTCTACGAGTTCTCCTCCGAGTCGACCTACCGCTTCTCCGAACTTGCCAAGTACTCAAAGCAACTCGCCGCATTCAACATCGGGAAGGACAACCTCTTGGAGACCACGAAGATGCTCGGCGATGTTGCCTCCGGCGTTGGTGTTTCCATGGACCGCCTCATCCTTGCATACGGTCATGTCAAGTCCTCAGGCTTTCTCCGTGGCATTCAACTCCGTTCCTTCTCTCAAAACGGCGTTCCTATCCTTGACGAACTCGCCAAGATGTTCGAGGAGATAGAGGGGAAGGCCGTGTCTCTCGGAGAGGTGTTCAACCGCATGATGAAGCGGGAAATCCCGTTTGAGATGGTCGAGGAGGCATTCAAGCGGATGACCTCGGAGGGTGGCAAGTTCTATAAGATGCAGGAGGTCTTGTCGAAGACCCTTGCCGGACAGATCAACATCCTCAAGGGTAAGTGGGAGAATGCCCTCTATGCCATTGGAGAGTCCAACGATAAGTACTTGAAGGGAGCCGTCAAGTTCCTCACGCTCATAGTAGACCACTTGCAGGAAATCGGCAATGCATTGAAGCCGGTCATCGTTGGCTTCGGTGCATACGGGTTGGCTTTGGCCGCCGCATCGATGACCAATTGGGTTGTCGGGGCCGCCCGTGCTGTGAAATACTTTGTCATCATCGCTCAACGGACGAACATTGCCACGGCCGCCATCCGGGCATTCGGTAGTGCGTCCAAGGCTGCGGCGGTCGGCATCGGGGTCCTTTCCGCAGCAATTGCTGTTGTGGTCTCACTGGTCATGGCGACTAATGCCGCCAATCGAGAAATAAGCGATTTCAACAAAGGTCTTGACGAACTCCACAAGACCGCCAGGGAGAACAACTCCGTCGATGCGGAGGTCTCAAAGATTGAATCCCTCTACAAGATTCTCAAGAACACAAACAATGCATATGAAGCGAGGAAGGAGGCTCTCAACCAACTCAAGTCTATAGTTCCCGCATACCATGCGGACTTGACGGAGGAAGGCCGCCTCATCAACAACAACAAGAATGCCCTTGACCAATACATCGACGCACTCAATCGTGAGGCGAAGATGAAGGGGGCGCAAGAGGAACTCGCCGAATTGTACAAGAAACGCCGTGAGGTAAACAATCGGTTGAAGGGTGTCGAGAAGAGCGAAGAGTGGGCGGCCAACGCACCGATCTATACGGGTGCTGCAACAGTCACCGGCTATGCGTATGTTTCTGCCGCACAATCATTCGGAAGGGCGAAGACCGAGATGAAGGTTGTCAAGGCGGAGTTGGAAGCCATCGATGCTCAAATCGAGTCCGTGAACGACGAGATTGCGGAGACCATGACCATCGCCTCCGGCGGCCCCGACAATTACGATGTGGCCGCAATCGTTGAGGGCATCAAGAACACGGACAGGGAAATCGAGAAAATCCGTGCGAAAGCAAGGAAGGGTTCTATCACCGCCGCAGAGAAGGAAAGGCTGGATGCCCTCAAGCAAGACCGTGAAGACCAGGCGAAGGAGTACGAGGACATAATGGGCATCAAGTACGACAAGGATACCGTCGCCCGAAAGAAGAACGAGACCGAGGCCGAGAAACAAGCCCGCCAAGAGAGGAAGCGCATCACGGATAGAATCTCCCTCTATGAGAAATACATTGCGGCATATGAGAAGTTGGAGGGAATCTTCGACGATGACACCAACGAGCAAATGGCCAAGATTTTCGGCGGCACGGCTGATGATTACAACGACTTGGAGGGAAAGATAAGGCAGATGATCCCCGACCTTCGGAGGCTCGGAGAGGAGGGTAACTCCGCAGCGGATGCGATAGAGGCCCGGCTCGGAAAGGATGCAACCGACGAGTTCATTAAAGCCCACAAGGCTTTGGAAGACTATGAGAAGTTGATGAGCAAGTGGGAGTCGAAGGATTTCAATCTTTGGGGCAGCACGGAGGTTGAGCGCAAGATGTCGAAGATTGTCTCCGACTATTCGTCCAAGGTCGGCGAAATCGAGAACGAGCGTACGGAGGCCATCAAGAAGGCGAAGAATGCCCACAAGGGCAATGCGAAGGCTATCGAGGACGAGACGAAGCGGATCAACGATCTGGCGGATGCCAACATCGCATACGAGAAGAGCCTTGCACAGGACAAGATCACGGCTCTTGCGGAGGGGTACTACAAGTACTATACGAATGCCATCGATATGGATGCCCTGTCCACCAAGACCCGTGGTGAGTTGGACAACATAAGGACGAAGATTCTCGATGCGAAGGAGCTCGCCCTCAAGGCAATCGACGATGCCGCAGATGAGTTGAAGGCGAAGGGGTTCAATGTGGACAACCTCAAGATTGAGGTCACGAAGAACTTTGACGATGCCGTCGAGAAGACCGACGAGGCCAAACAGGCTAGGACATATGCCCAATGGCAGAGGGCGGCGAAGGCGGCGGCGAAGGCCGCATCCGAACTCGCCGAGGGATTGCAGAAAATCGGCGATGCCGCCGGGAACTCCAAATTGACAAACCTTGCGGACGGAATCCGTGGCAATGCGGAGGCTATGGAGGCGGCCGTTAACGGAGTCAAGGAGTACGGCGGATGGTGGGGTGCCATCATCGGCGGCCTCTCCTATGTCGGTAAGGAACTCGTCAACGATGCCGCCATTTGGGAGGAGGTTCTCGCCTCCGTCCGGCGGTCGAAGGTAGATGTTGTTATCGACAAGATGGAGGAACTCCTCGGTAGCAGTAGGGGGTCTCTCGGCGAGAGCTGGCTCTCCGGCTTGAGGGATGCCGTCTCGGTGATGACCGAGATGAGGGAACAGGCGGACGGAGTGGTCGATGCCCTCTCCAACCAAGACATACAGAAGACCTTCAACTCGTCCTACCTGAATCCGCTCCCGCTTGAGACTGTCCTCGACAATTTCCTCTACAAGTATGCCGGACTCCGGCTCAACCTCTTCTCCCGGACAAACGGGGATTGGAAGGCATACCAAGATGCCCTCGTCAAGGGATATGAGGGTGCGGAGGCATACATCGTCAAGACCCACGACAAGAGCGGTTTCTTGAACTGGCTCGGCTTCGACGACAAGTACAGCAACCTCAAGGACTTGGTCGAGGGTCTCGGATACGATCTGTACGACGAGTACGGTAACTTGAATGCGAAGGGACTGCAAGCGATCCTGGACACCTACACGAAACTCGGCTCTGAGGACCGGGAATGGATGGAGAATGCCATCAAGTACTCGGAGCAATATGAGAAGGCTATGGAGAAAATCAAGGAGACGGTCTCCGACCTCTTCAACGATATCTCCGGCACTCTCGCCGACAATATGGTGGCCGCCTTCAACGAGACGGGAAATGCCGTTGCGAACCTTACCGAGGCATTCGAGGAGATGGGCGAGACCTTCGTCAAGTCGATGCTTGAGAGTGCGATTTATGAGACCGTCCTCAAGAAATACCAAAGGGATATGGAGTCCTTGTTCGAGGAGTACGGTCACGGAAATATGGGGTACACCGACCTCCTCGACCGGGTTGACCTCCTCTTCTCCAATATGGGTGACGATTTCGAGAAATCCGCTGATGTGTACAATGCCATCCTGGACAAGGCTTCCGACCTCAATTGGTTGGGAGAGTCCTCCGGCTCGAACTCGTTGGGCTCCGGCATCAAGTCCATTACCGAGGACACGGCGAACCTCCTCGCATCCTACATCAACGCAATCCGTGCGGATGTGTCCGTGATGCGTGGTCTTCAGGAGAAGGGGTGGGGATTCATTGAGGCCATCGGCGGTTCGCTCCCGACCCTTAACGACCACATCGCCCAGATCGCTGCGACGAACCATGACATTGCGGAGAGCAACATGAGCATCCTCTCGGAACTCAGGTCGGTCATCGGGGCTCCGGGGACGAGCGGGATGGTTGTCCGTGTCGAGCAGGCCTAGACGGAATTTTTCGGAATAAAATTTTCGACTTTTCGGTGTTGCGTTGCTATTATTGCAACGCAATGCCGTACATTCCGCCCATATCCAACTACAAGCCGTTCTACATCCAAGCGGCTTCCGATGCCACGGCGTGGGATACCACGGCCTATGGTTTGGTGGCTCAGACGCAGCCTTTCCCCGACAACTACGAGGTCAAGGAACCCTACAAGAACGATTGGTTCGACGAGAACGGAGACGATGAGTACACCGCTACGATGCGTCGGAAGGCATTTGAGTTCACGGTCAAATTCTATGTGAAGGCATACCCCGTCACGGGGCAGAATGCCAAGTCCGCAATCGCCGTCATCAACGGACAGAAGAAAGAGTTCCGTAGCAAACTCATCCCAGGAGAGTTCAAGATTTGGGATTCTTGGCAGGAGCGTGGCTTTCAGAAAGTCCGTTTCGTGAAGGACGAGGTAGAGCTTCGTGAGGTTACGGACGGATATGCCTGGATGATCTTCTCCGTAACCTTCAAGGTTAACGACCCGTCCACAGAGGTTTCGTTCTCCAACAATGTCATAACTGCGGTATAGCGATGTCGAAGTTCTCCATCATACCGAGCGGTGGAGGAACGGCCCGCTATTCGGGTTGCCCTTCTTTCACCGGCACATACATGAAGCCGGGGATGTTGGAGTTCCGCGAGATTTCCTCCCCTACCCCCATCGAATGGTCTGTGGGGGACTATGTTGCATACACCCGTACGGGTCTCACATATCGGCTCTATTCCACTCCCCAGGTAAAGAAACAGGCACGCTCGACCGAGTATGGTGGTGCGTTCGTGTACCAGAATGTACAGCTCTTCGACGATTCCAAGCAATTGGAAATCTGCCCGTTCAGAGACCTCGTCAAGGGTGACAACCGAATCCATTTCTCCACACAGCCATCAATTACCACATTTGAGGGTGTGGACGGCATTGCGAGGCGGATTCAGGCTTGCTTGGACGATATGTACCCAAGCACTTGGTATGTCCGTCTCGCCACCACCTCGATGGGAGCATCCCAGGACCTCGTAGACCTTATGGCGGAGGCAAGGGAGTTCACGGTGTCCGGCGTGTCGCTTCTCGGAGCATTGGACAAGGTCTACGAGGTATGGCCCGATGTCGGTTGGGTGTTCTCCCGTGAACAGGTTACCATAGAAGGGTCTACCGAATGGCGGAATGTGTTGACCATCGGCGGTGCAGGGCTTACCACCACCGCATCGTATCAATACGGCAAGGGGTACGGGTTGAAATCCATTACCAGGATCGTTGCCAATTCAGATGAGATTGCAACCCGCATCTTTGCCTACGGCTCTTCCCGCAATATGCTTCCGAGATGGTACAACAGGCAGACCATCAAGGATGCCGACTCGGTGGACATCCAGAACCTGATGCTCCCCATCGATGCGGTCGGTACTCAAGGACAGCCGGACTACTACCCAGGATGGGGGAAGACCCTCGACGACGGAACATTGAAGCCTGATGCTGCAAAGGCTTTCTTGGATGCGTCCGATGCCATCATGTCGAAACTCGGTCTCCGTCCGAGGACTTACTATTTCGATGGAACGGGAGACCTCCCCGAAATCTACCCTACCGTACGGGAGATGACCATCAAGGAGGTGCGGGACTCCAAGTCGAGTTCAAGCGACCCGTACTATCCGAGTACAACGGTCTACACGGACGAGGACGAACGGGTTGACACGGTCCTCTCCGCCCCGATATCGTTCGACTCCGGCTTGCCTGGTGACACATCGGGTGCTGCGAACCTTGAGTCCGACACCCTCCCCATAAGTGCGAACAACACATTCACGCAACAAGCGGGGTTGACCTACTATCCGTTCTACCATTACCAGGGAGAGTGGACTCCTGGGACGAACGGGACTCTTGACATCTCGGCTCTCCTTGACATCGACGGATATGTCCAAATGGACGGGATCGAGAGCGTCAAGGTGTCCGTAAGCGTGAGGAATCCGTCATATCAGGGCGGAAGCATTATCAGCAGGGAGTTTGAACTCCAACGGGATGCGGATAATTTGGTGTATCTCTCCGGCATAGGAATAGATGCAGAGAAGATTCGTGTGGAGAATGTGACATACATCGTCCTCGTTGAGTTGGCGGTAACCAACAAGGTGCAGTCCGCCGACAAGACGGGTACATACTCCATATCCGGCGGTTTTACCCTTACCCTTGCGAATTACAGGAAGAAGACATTCAAAATCGGCATCCGTCAGATCGGGTTCGACATCAACGAACAGGCGAACCTCGGCGAGGGCAAGACGATTGCGATGCGTTCGGGCAAGTGTGCCGGGCGGTCTTTCGTCATCAAGAACTGCTCTTATGTTTCGGCAACGGATTCTTGGGATTTGGAGTTGATCCGCTCCAATGACGAGTCGCTCTCGCAATGGTTCCCGAACACAGACTACCCAATCGCCGTCGATGACGAGTTCGTCCTCTTGGACATCGCCATGCCGGACGAGTACATCCTTGTTGCGGAGAAGCGGTTGTTGAGGGCGGCACAGGAACTCCTTGCGGAGGTTTCGGTCGAAAGGTGGCAGTATACCCCGGAAATCGATGCGAAATTCATGGTGGAGAACAACAGGGCCATCCTCCCCGCACAGAACATGTCGTTGGAGGATTTGAATGTTGTTGAGAACTCTTCCGTCTCCATTCTCATCGATACCGTCACGATCAATGAGGGAGAGGGAGCGATACCCACCTACAGGGTAACCCTTCGCGACAGGAAGAAAAAGACATTCACGGAAGCAAAGGGTGCTGACGGCAAGTCGTCGAATCCCGTCACAAATTATTCAAAGGATTCCGCACCAAGTTCAGGCGGCGATTCATATTTTACCTTGGATTCCGGTGGTAATGTCACATTAAAGTCGGCATACCATAACCTTTGGATTCCGGGTTGGCTTGCTGCTGGCGGTGTCGAAGAGGACGGCGGTGGCGGCGGCGGCGGCCTCATTACCTCGGTAAAGGGCGTAGCCGACCTCGGTACGCCTATCGTCACGGAGTCATTGACGGAAACTTTTTCCTCAAAGGCTATCGAGAGCATATACGAGGCGGTGCAGGAGGCGAACTCCGTACACGGCGCGTCATTATCCTTGTCGAGCGGAGCAACATATCTCAAGGACTCTAACGGAAATTTCCTCAAGGATTCCAACGGAAACTACCTTACGGACAACAGCCAATCGTCCAAGATATTAAACTTGCTGAACGGCGCGGGGGCGGTAATCTCAAGCGTCGAGTTGCCTATACCGACGATTTCCTCGCCATTCGTAACCGTCGGCGAGGCGACGATAAACCTTGGCGAGTCCGCGTCGCTTTCCGACATCGGAATCCCCTCATGGGCGCAGGACGACAACCTCGCCTTTGCCTCGCTCCCTTCACTCTATATAGGCCGTACCCCGGTGAAGAGCAACAATGCGGCGAACGACACCCTAATCGGCATCAACGGATTCACGAGCGAGGCGGCTTCCGATGTGTCGGGCGACAAGTCTATGGTCGTGTGGGAGCCGAACGGCGGTGGAACTGGAATAGGTGCATGGCATTTCAAGGGGAATATCTATGCGGATGGTTGGATAGCCGCCGGAGGTACTGGTGTCGGCGGAGGCGGCGGTTCCGTGTTCCTCAATCAAAATGTGGCCGATGTGTCAGTTGATATGCAGACACTCGAAAACGGAGATGTCCTCCGTTGGAACGACACATCGCAGAAGTGGGAAAACGGCCCGTTGTCCGCGACTGCGACACCCGCAAGCGCAAATGCAATCGGCGGAATCATGGTAGGTTCCGTGATTGCTACCCCGACCGTACAAAGTATTTCGTCGGTATCGAACAGATACTATTATGTTCAGTGCGATTCATACGGACTTGCATTTGTAAATGTCCCTTGGGACGGCGGTGGCGATTCGGCGAGTTGGGGTACTTACTCTTCCATATCCCATACGATTGAATTGACCGTAAACGGGGTGTCCTATGTTTTGTGCGAAAACGGTTACTCGGCTGGCGGCGGTGTGAGTTCGGAATCAGACCCGGTGTTTACATCGTCCCCGGCCTACTCGCTGGATTCGACTCACGTTAACGCCTTAATGGACGACGACTATGCGCTTAAAACGGGAGCAAGCACATACAATTTCTTGGTTAATACTTTGAAATTCTCGAACGGCACTTTGTCCGGCGACTCCTATCTCTCATTACCGAGGCCGAAGTGGGTATATACGGATAACTCGCAGTCCATAACTCCGACCATTGTGACCAAGTATCTCGCCTATCGTGACGAGATTCCAAGCACATTAAAGAACCCCTATGCTCTTACTTTTGGCATTTCCGGTGGGATTACCTACACATACGACGGCAGCGTGTCAAGGACGCTTACCGCAAGCGAACTCGGCGCGGTCACTCTTGCGGGTGCTGAAACAATAACCGGGGCGAAAACCTTCACGGCCAACCTCTCGGTCAATGCGGAGGTGGTGGTGAACTCCATAAGTTCCATTATCCAAGACACGACCAACCACTCCGCCCTTTTCAACTATGGCGGGCGTTCCTCGCAGGCGTTCAATGCCTACGGCACGGTAATCAACCTCCGTGCGTTCAACGCAAGCGAACAAGCCAATATCCTCTCCGTGCAGACGGATAGGATTACGGTCGGTAGCCAACTGATTCCGAACTACACTACGGGCATCAACCTCGGCGGTAGTTCTTCCAATCAGCGGTGGAGTACGATTTACGGCGTGAACGCTAACTTGACGGGGAACCTCGTCATGTCCTCCGCATCGTATATCGACATCGGCCCGGTGCGTATCGTGTACGATTCGGTGAGCAAGGCTATCCACATCACGAAGGTAGATAGCAACGACAACAACGATTACGGCCTCTACTGCGAGGGATTCATCGCATCTGGTGGCACACAAGCAACCTCATAGGATATGCCAAGAGCAAACGGAATCATATACATCGACACCTCGACCACTCCCCCCAAGGGCGTGAGTATCGCCGATATTCAGCAGACACTCGGCACGGGTGCTTACAACGACATCGGCGGTCTTATCGCAAACGGGAACATCAACAAGTGGGCGAAGTACAAACCCGTCCGCTTGACCATCCTTAACACGGACGGCCAACTTGAAGAAGACACCACGAATCACCGCATGGTGTGGAAGCCCACCGCCGATTGGTGGAAGGGGGCCGGACTCCACCCGACCTGCGGATTCTCCGTACCCTCGTACCCCAGCATAGACGCATTGATTGAGACCAACGATGTATGGGAGTACCTTCGCCCCCGTGGTTTGAACGGAGGCGGTCAAGACGTTCACGAATGGCATCGTTTCAAGGACTTCATCCAATACAACCACAATGCGGTCTGCCCCATCTCCGTACACATGCCCGACGACACCACGGTCACGACCACGACGGCGGGAAACATCGGCGTGAGTGTCGTGTTGGTGTCCGATTTGGTACTCCCGGACTACAACCTCAAACTGACCGACATCGGGGACTTCGGCAATATGTATCTTGGCCTTGTGGTGGTCAAGGGACAACAAGCCTACCTCAAGACCAATTCGCAGACAATCGGGAGCGGGTATGGGGGGACCCTCATCGCAATGGACGGGTGTCCTCTCATTTCCTCCGCCGGGGCCGTCACCTTGTACGCTGTCCTTGTCGGCTCGCCCGAGACATCGTGGACTAATGTTTACGAGGGGACGGTGGTGAGCCTCAATGTGGCAGAGGGCGTTGGCGTTTCCGATATAATAATCGTGGAGCCCCAGCAGAATGTATACCGCATCGCACTCGGCGGACTCTCCACTACCGACAGAACGAAATGGAGGCGGAGGGGTGTCGTGGCTTGTACGCTTACGGGCGGAGACCTCGTTGGCGTTGACGAGCAGACCGGGAACATGTCTACGGACTACACCCTCACGAGCGTCACATGGACCGTGGTCAAGCATAGCGCTCAATCCGTGATAGTCCGCTCCGGGACGCTTTCATCGCTGAACAATGTGTACCCGGACTATCTTGAGGGACATCTTGACAACCCGCCGCCCCTCCAAGTCACCTTCCGCGCACCTTATGAGGTCGGTTCGCTCCCCGCGTTGACAGACGACTACTACATCATAACATACACATTTAACTATCAGTAAAGATTATGAACGATTACACGAAAGGTGCACTTATCCGGGGTGGGGTTGTAGCCGCACTCGCCCTGCTCGTATTCTTTGCCATCATCGTCGCCATCAAGTGCTTCGTCGGCGGGTGGTGGGCCTTGCCCGTTCCCTATGCCTTCGCCGCCTATGGTGCGTACAAGTTCTACATGCGGTTCAAGAAATACTTTATTGACAACAAAGACAAATGAAACTAAAACTCTCTATCGTGAACCTCATCGTCGGATTGCTCTCCGGGATGAAACTGAATAAGGTGGCCGACAAGGACATCAAGACTACCCTCATCAACGACTACCTTTATCTCCGCCGTCTGGTCAAGCAGGCCCGTGACGACAAGGACGAAATAGCCTCCAAGTTCCAATCCGATTGGCGGGACGAGTTCGTGGCGGTAGAAACCCTTCGCCGTGAAGGTAAGCCGCTGGTCGGCCACAATGAGTACCTCGTCGCCGAAGCGGACGCAAATAAGGCGATTGCGGACATTTTCTCCGCCGAGGTGGAGGTAGAGGTCAAGCCCGTGCCGATAGACGATTTCTTGGCCGTTTTCGACGGCGAGGAACTGAATCTCGAACAGATTGCTCTCCTGCAAGACGGGGGCATCGTGGGATAAACCGCCGTGAGGCGTTCATGCGTATTTAATCAATTATGTGGTAAGTGGGGCGGGACATTTGGTGAATTTCGACAGCCCCTTTAAAAGAAAAGACAATGGAAGATTTTGTATGGCTCGGAACTAAATTGAAATACCTCGTCAAGATTACGGCGAGCGGGTTCGACATGATTGCCGACGATTTCAATGTGGTCTTGACACGCGGGAGCAAGAGCGCGACCTTCGAGAAGTCCGACCTTGTTTTCGACGGGGAGGACTATTATGTGGTATTCGACACGACTCCTTTCGGGGCTGGCGAACTCTACTACAAGATAACGGCTCATGTCCCGGACGGTGACTTCGCGGACGGTTTCCGTACCGAGGTGTTCAAGAAAAAATTGACAACCATTAGTGCATAGCGGATATGGGGTGCTTGTCGGTAAATATGGTGCGCGTCTCCGGAGCGGATATGTCTTTCACACGGGAAGGAGGGATAAGCGCATCGTTCACGAAGCGGGGCGGGATGACCGCATTCTTCTCCCCCATCTGTGCGGTCGATATCAGTGAGCGTGTCGTGTATTTGCGGGATATCGACGAGAAAGACCTACTCGATAGCAACGATATGAGACTTAAAACCATCAAATAGAATTATAGCATGTCTGATTATTCTTTACAGTACCCCGGAGCAACGATAGATGTTCTTTTGGGAAAGGTAAATAACCCGGACAGTTCGCCCACGGCAAACTCTACTAACCTCGTCACAAGCGGCGGGGTGAAGGAATTCGTCGAGGCGATAACCGGACTGTTGGCGAACCTCAACACGACCGCAAAGACCAATCTCGTCGCCGCAATCAACGAGGCGGCGCAAACGGGTGCTGGTGGACTGGTCGATATTACGACGCAAGAGGACGGGGCACTTGTTTTCGTGTTCTCGGATGAACGCACGATTACTGTGGTTTTGAACCACAACCATCCCGCCTACTATTCCAAAGTGGCCGAAACGAGCAACCCGTCCGGCGGATTCCTTCCCGATGTGGTGTACTCCCTCGGCACATTGACTGGGACGATAACCTTCGCTCTCGCCACCGCAGTAACGGGCAACATCAACCACTACTTTTGGACATTCGACACGGGCGGCTCTGCACCTACCGTGACCTGGCCTGCCGGAATCAGTTGGGTTGGTGGGACTGCACCGCTGATTGCCGCAAGCAAACACTATGAGGTTTCAATCCTTGACGGCATAGCCGCAATTATGGAGGTGTAAGATGGACGCACTTTTGAGAAGGCGAATGATGATGCAGTCCGGCTCTTCTCCCGCACCTGCACCGGAGTTCCATTCCCGTCTGCGTTTTGACGGAACGGCCTACATACAAACCGACATCGTTCTACCCGAAAACGGAAGTGTGCGTTTCGGCTCGTCCGGGAGCGAAACCCGGAAGGGAAACCAGGGGATCATCAACGCATCCAACGAAAACGGCATCCGTTTCTGCATCTTCCTCACAACTGCGACAACGAATGCCAAAAGGGTGTACGCAATCCGTTACGATTCCGGCACAACCGATTCAAGCCGCAAGGAACTTGAAAATTACACGGACAGGCCCGGCATTTTCATAATGCCATCCAAGTGGGGTTTCGCAACTTCCGTCACCAACTTCACGAAGGGGAGTGACCGTCCAACCCTCGGAATCCAATTCGGTGCTTTGTCGCAGGGTTACAGGTACACGGGTTCTCTCGGTTACTTCTACATCTACGATTCATCCGCACAAAACGCAACGGACGGACTTGACCTTCGGGACAACTACACGCCCGTCTATACCCTTCGGCCTTGCATCTACAACGGTGAGGCCGGATATTGGTGTGTGCAAACGCAGACCTTCTACGGCAATTCTGCCGGGGAGGGACAACTGACCGTTGAAGATAATTAACAGGACAAGATATGACAAACAAGACTGTATATCCTTTCGGGACGGATGGAACACTCCCGGCAAACATAGGACTTATCAATGACCTATATACGGGCGGTGCTAACAAGGCATTGACCGCACAGATGGGCAAGGAAATCGGGGAGGAATTGTACGGAACGGTTGGCGAGAAATATGACCTCTCGGAACTGACCGAGACAACGGGCATCATCGCCATCGGAACGAATAAGTGGAACAACACGGGAGGCACTTGCGTGTTCCTTCCGCTAACTCCAGGGAAAACCTACATCATCGTGAACAACCAACCCCGGAGGGGATGGATTGCACCTTTGAAGGTGGATGAATGGGGGCCTCTCGGTGACACCCCGGACTACGCAACGGGATATAGTGAGGCCATCGAAATAGCCGCAGGTGAGATAATGGAACTTGTCGCACCTCCCGATGCGGTGTCCCTGTATATCACCACAACGAACTCCTATGGGAATGACAACTACTCCGATGTGTACCTCAAATCCGGGGACGGACTTGTCGGAAGGGTGGAAGATTTGGAAAACGGGATGGGCGGTGCAAACAATGTTAAGGAACTCATCCTCGGCTCTTTCTCCAACCAAAAGTACGGGACGGACGGACTTCCCGGAGATGCGTCCACAACGAGGGCCGGGACAACAACCACCATCGCTGTCCCGTACAGGGGTGCGACATTGAAGTTCAAACTCCCGGAGACCTATGTCGCTTCCGTTCGTCACGGTGCGAAGGCACAAGACCTGGACAACAACGATTATTGGTACAGGGACGGTGACACCTTCACCTTCCCGGCAACATCGAACTACTACCGTATCAACATCGCCATCCAACCCGTTCCTGGTGTCAGCAACTATTTGACGATTGATGCGGAGGATGTGGAAGATATGGTGGCCCAGGGGGACATCCGCATCACCTATCCGGCCATCGACCTGGATTCACACCAACGAAACGCACCGAGCGACACTTATGTAAGGGCGGCAATCCAAATGCTTACCACCAATGCGGCATCCGGCCTTGACAAGTTCCCCATCTTCGTTCACACCTCGGACATTCACGGGGATGCGTACCGTCTCAAAGATGCCATTGACATCTTGAAGGAAAACAATGCAGATGCACTCCTGGCAACGGGTGACTTCAATGCAAATGTTGTGAAAAACGGATTTAATGCGATGGAGGAACTGATGCTGAACACACCCGTCCCGACACTCTATTGCCGGGGCAATCACGAAACCTATGGCAATAGCAACACCTCCTTCGATGTGTTTTCCGCATACTATTCGGCACTTACGAATCGGTGGAACTACTTGAAGGCGGCAGACACCAAGACGGACAAGACCTACTATTACAAGGATTTCGATGCGAAGAAAATCCGTGTAATCGCACTTGACCCGTATGAGAAGAACATCACTACCAACAAGGCTTATGCGATGTCACAGGGCCAGGTGGACTTCTTTGTCGCAACCCTCAAAAGCACCCCGGCAGACTACGGCATCATCGTGATAATGCACTCCCCGGAGGCATACCCGAACAATACGATGCCGATTGAGGCGGTAGAAGGAAAGACGGATTTCTATCCGTATAGGAACATAACGATTGACGCACCTGCCGGGATTGCCGGAACACCATTGAAGGACATCGTGGATGCTTTCATTTCCCGGACTACGATTTCGGAATCCTTCACGCAGACCATCACTGGAGGCACAACGGAAACCATCACGATTTCCGGGGACTTCACTTCCGGCATAAATTCGGGTGTGGAGTTCATCGCCTGGATGACGGGACACACCCACAATGACATCGTAGGCATCTACAAGGACACCGTGAATCGGCAAGTTATGTTGAATGTGACTTGTGGAATCTGCTACTACGGCCCTTCCGATTACGCATACCTTTGCAACGGTAGCGACCTCCCTCGTGGCTCGTTTGGTGTCACCCAGGATGCCATCAATGTCTATGCGATTGACCGGGCGAAGAAGGAAATCCGCATCGCCCGTGTCGGTGCGAACTTCACGGAGGCTTTCACTGACCGCAAGTGTATGGTAATCTCCTACGCAAATGATTAACTTCCGGCCCTAACCGGGTAACTTAATCGGGGCGGGACTCAAACGCCCGCCCCATGAAACGGGACTAAAAACCTGCGCCTTATGAAAGAGATTGACGAATAAACCGGGGTCTCCGGGACCCTACAAAAGAACAATATGTTCATGAACAGATAGAATAAAGCACTATGAGACAGCCAGACATCGGTACAACGGCTAACAATGTAGTAGAGGGCGGTGTCGCCGCCGTGACTGTCGCCGTACTAAAACAAACCGTACTTACTATGATTCCTTTTGCCTTGCCAGCATTGGTCTTGGTGTTTCTCGATTTGTGGTTCGGGGTCAAGGCCGCACGCCATCGTTATAAAAAGTGGAAAAGAGAATCAGACCGGGTTACTTTCTCCAAGGCCCTGCGCGGGACCGTCGGGAAGGTCATGGAATTTTCCGCTTGGCTCGTCCTCGCCTCGTCCGCGTCGATTGCGTTCGAGAAGGAGTGGATTCAATGGTCGGTCCTCGGTCTGGTGTATCTCAACGAACTCGGTTCCATCATCGGGAACTACCTTTGCACGAAGGACATCGAGTTCTCCCTGCTCGACTTCCTCCGGGCGGTGCTGGTGTTCATCGGTCGGTGGATTGGCTCTAAACTCGGAATCGTGACGGACGATGTGTCCTTCGACGATGTGCTGAAACCCGCAAAGCAGGGGCGGAACGAGAAGGGTCAGTTCACAAGCAAAAGCAAGAGAAAGAAATGACGAGGCAAGAAATCATCACGGCAATCAAGCCGTATTTCGACATTGATGAACTGGTGTGCGACCACACCTTCAAGAAGTGGGGCGAGCAGGCATGGCAGTTCCTCGACACGGACTATCTCTACGCCCTTCTCATTATCCGTCGAGACATCTTGAAGAAGCCCATGTGGTGCAATTCCACCACGAAGAAACAACGGGGCCTCCGGTGCAACATGTGCCAGATGGTGAAGGAGAAGAAGGCGGTGTACCTTTCCTCCCATGTTCTCGGCAAGGCGGGCGACTTCTCCATCACGGGGATGACCGCAGAGCAGGCGAGGCAGAAGATTAAGGCGAACGCGAGCCTCCTTCCGTGCAACATACGAATCGAGAAGGCCGTGAGTTGGTTGCATTTCGATGTGCTTCCCCAGTACGGCATAACGCAGAAGGTCTATGAGTTCAATGGCTGACGGAGCGCCCTTGTACTGGGTAATCACGGCGAACGAGGAAGCCTTCGGCCCGTATGATGACGAGGCCCTTGCCATCGCATTCGCCACGACCAATCTCGGCATGGACGGATGGGTAATCTCAAAGACCTAACAGTTAGTAATGTTAGTTAGTAATGTTAGTAACCCTCTTAATTCTATACCAACTTTATGAAGGCGGGAGTACCGGGGAGGATTTGTCATAATCGTATCAGGTGTTTAGTGGTTCCACCTCCCCGGATGCTCCATTAACAAGATTGAAAGATGAAAAGGTCGTATATCTTCATCGTATTGGGCGTTCTTTTGGCCATGCTCGCGTCCTTTTGGGCGGGAGGGGAATTTGTATGGCGGAAGTGCGAAAGCGCCTTGAATCGGCGGGATACGGTCTATATCGAGAAGTGGCTTCCGCAACCCGTCCAAGAGCCGAAGGACTCCGTTATCGTCAAATGGAAGTTAGTCCCGTTCCCGGTGCATGACACGACCACCGTCCATGACACTACCTCCGTCCGCGATTCCGTCCTCGTCGAAGTGCCAATCGTCGAAAAGACCTACGAAGGCGAGAACTACAAGGCCACAATACGGGGATTCAACCCGGAACTCGTAGACATGTGGGTGAAGGAAAGGGAGACCACGATAACCGTCCCATACCGCAAGAGGTGGAGCGTCACCGTAGGCCCGCAACTCGGCTTCGGGTTCACGCCGAAAGGCTGGCAACCATACACGGGGGTAGGTGCAACATTCGGATATACATTCTAATTCTTAATTCTATCCAATATGATTACGCCATCTAAAATCAGTTACACAAGGCTCGCATCCACGCCGATGATTAAGCCACCGCGCATCGGTCCGAGGATTCAAACAACATCGAATGGAAAGCCAAGGCCAACGAGCGGCAAGTAGCATTCTTGACTCGCACAGACGGATAGTGACGGCTATCCAAGTGTTCCCATTTGTGTATGCCGTCCTATTCATCTTTCTATATGGGTCTTATAGCATCATCGACAACGAGATTGCGAGGTTCTTCATTGACTACTCGTTCTTTGTGTCGCCAATCGTTGTGCTTGCACACTACATCTACTCCCGCATCTTGAAGATGTGTGTTTGGCATAGGATTGCATGCCTCTTGCCGATTCTCACTCAAATCGCCGACTTGCTCGATACCTTTGTGGCGAGTGTATCGAGGAACGGAATGGTAATAATGGTTGTAACCATCATCGCATCAATCGTCATCTATGGATTCGCAATCTACGGGACATTCTTCTCGCCCGATGGAAGAAATTATAATCGATGTGTTAGAGTTCTTTGTGAGAAAACTCAAAAGGGGTGATTGTCCGATGTCGCAAGTGAATGCGGCGTACAAGGCAATAATCGAGAATTTAGATGTGTTCGCAACGGCGGACGATTTGTCGGATCATTTCGGCAAGTCGAGGGTGGCCGTCCACGGGGTAATCAAGCGGAACATGACCGTGAAACCGAAACGGAACATAACCCTCTATTCGCTCTTGAACTTCATAAAGGTGATGCCTTCCTCTTGGCACAGAAAGCAAAAACTCAAATAGACGCTTATGTCATTGAGAGATAGCGACTAATCACTATCTCGCCCACTATAATATTCGCACGGGTTCGTCTGCCGACCTTTGTACCAGCGATTCAAATGAGTCGTTGGTATTTTTTGTTAACTAAAAACCAAAAGAAAATGGCAGACATTTCTTACTTGCCTGACAATCAGGCCAACAACATGCTCCCGTACTTTCTCGCCGGGCAGAACAACAACGGCGGTCTTTTCGGAGCGAACGGCGGTAGCGCCTTCTGGGGCGCTCTCCTCGGAAGTCTCGTCCCAGGCCTTTTCGGAGGATGGGGTAACGGCTTCGGTGGCGGTTTCGGCGGCGGTGGCGCTGCTGCTGCGTCGCTTGGGGCGCAGGCTACGGCGAACTCCAATGCGGAGCTCCTGATGAACGCCATCAACGGCACGGACGCTGACATCCGCCTTCTCGCCACGACCCTCAACGGCGACGTGGACAGCATCCGGCTCGGCATCAACACCGTCCAGGGTGCTATCGCACAAGTCGCCTCGCAAGTCGGCATGTCCTCCCTCCAAGTCGTTAACGCGATTCAGGCTGGCAACTCCGACCTCGCATCCCGTCTGTGCCAGTGCTGCTGCGACATGAAGCAACTCGTCACCTCACAGGGTTTCGAGAACCAAATCGCCACGCTCAACCAGACCAACGCCCTCGGCGGCGCAATCAACGCGAACGGCCAGCGCACGGTCGATGCCATCGCCGACCTCAAAACCACGATGGTGCAGGAGTTCTGCGCAGTCAAGGAACGCGAGATGCAGTCCAAGATTGACACGCAGGCGGACATCATCACCCAACTCCGCAACGAGGCTGACAACGCCCGCCAGACCAACATGATTTCCGCGATGCTCGCCCCCATCGCCAAGGAGGTGGACGACATCAAATGCAAGATGCCGCAGACCGTAGCGGTCACATGGCCGAACCTTGCCGCGGTGAACACCACGCCATATGTGAGCGGCGGTTACTATCAGGGCGGCTTCAACGGCTTCTACGGCCCCGGCGCTGGCGGTTTCAACTTCTAATCGGGAGGAAGGACTATGTTCGGAATGAATGTAAATGTCACGACGAATGTCAACGGCATCCCGTACCTCGCCACGAACGGCGTATCGGTTACGGCGGAGTCCGTTGACTTCGCTCTCGGATTCAGGCGCATCCCGAAGATAGGGAAGGTCGCCATCCGAATCACATCGGCCATCCCCGACGGGACCACGGGGACGCTCCCCGTCCGGTTCACCTTGAACGGAAGCACCCGCAACCTCACCTTCTTCGGAGGTGACGACGTGACCGCCGCCGACCTCGTTGGGGCCGGAGTCATCGAGGCTTGGTTTGATTGGTTCAATGGGATCTTCCAAATCACATCGGCTCTTCCGGCAACTGCCTAACACAACAATCATCAACTAAAAACAATCGTTATGTTCCAAGGAATCCCGCAGGGTGCATCCCAGATTGCGCAAGGTGCGACCCTCTACATCCTCAATCGGAAAGACTTCTCCGTGTCATTGGCCAGTGTGACCAACGTCTCGCAACCACATGTCTCGAAGGCGGCGCAAACCAACCCGGCTCTCGTGATGCAAGGTTTCGTCATAGATGTTTTCATCAATGTTGGTAACGAAAGCACTTCCATCGAGTTCCCGGTAAACAACTCTTCGGCGAACTACCCGGACAAGGGTTGGTTTGTAAGCCCGGACAGACTCCTCGTCACCCGCGAAATAGAGGCGATGGAGACCAACTCCAAGCAATTCGTCGCACAGAAGCCGTGGCACGAGATGGTCATCAGCAAAGCACCCTCCCTGATTATGCAACTTAATCCGGAGAAGAAGGTTGAGGCCGAGCAAGCGCAAAAGATAACTCAACTCGAAGCGCAACTTTCCGAGATGAACGGCAGGCTCGAACAAATGGTCGGATTGCTCTCTGCCGGGATTCCGAGGAACGCAACCAAACCAAAGAAGGAGGAATAAAACTATGGGATGGATTATTGATTTATCCGAAAGAAGCGGCGATGTCCGTCGGTTCGAGGAAGGCTTGAAGATGGCGAAGCACGGCCTCGCCGAAGCCTATGGCATCTGGGAGGACATGAAGGAACAGTTCTCCGAGCGTCGTGGTTACTCCGAGCGTGATTCCTATGGCGAGAGGTACAACTCTCGTGGAAACTACGGTGAGAGGGGCGGTTATTACCGCCGTGATGACCGGGAGTGGGATGACATGCCTGAGCGCCGTTACCGTGACGGCCGTGGCCGCTACATGTAGAACGATGGGGCGGGGAAACTCGCCCCTTTTAATTCTCAATGACTATGACCGCATTTGAAGAATACACCGACCAATTTGGTTGCAACTTTAACAAGAAACTCTATGAGTTTGCCGTGTCCATGATGGAAGGACGGGGCGGAGAGAAAATCACCCCCATTACGAAGGAGCAAGTGTCAGCGTTTCTGCGGACGAACGGTGTCACCATATCCCGTGATATGGGATATAATGCCGCCTATGTTCACGCCATGGCCAAGGCCGACTATTGGGGTTCGTCCATCAAAGACGACGCCCACCTCGCACTCTTCGTCAAGGACTTCCTCGACGACCCGGACGGGACGGACACGAAGGCGTTCGACCACTTTGTCGTCGACTGCCGGGCGAAGGGCGTTCCTATTTTCTGGGACGAAATGATGTAATCGTCATGGTACACCGTGTCTTGAAGATTGGCCGTTGGATTGTAGATTTCCTCTTTGCGGAGAGGAAGTACGACATAGACGGCATTGTCTCTTGCCTCCGTCATGCGGAAGCGCCGGGGCATGTCATAGACCATGCCGTTGAACTAATGGAGCAAGATTCGCCAAACACGGGGTTCACCTACACGAATGCCATTGTGTTTCGTGCCGTCGTGTGCGTCGGACCGACAACTTCGGGAGAAGAATTTGTCAATACGCTCACTCACGAAATCCATCACCTTGCCGTTGCGATAGCGAGGGAACTCGGCATAGACTTGGAAAGTGAGACTCCGGCATATATTGCGGGGGACACGATGCGCGAGTTCGCCGATGTGGTCTGCCGTCTCGGTTGCGAACATTGTAGGGGGTAGACAAAAAATCCCCGCCACCCAATGAAGGATGACGGGGACTCCCTATTCCATGCGCGTGGTTAAATTTCGACGAGCATAAACTCGATTCGTTGGTTGACTTTGTCGATGAATTTCTCGGCGACAATCTTCACGCATAGGTTGTCGTTCTTGATGGTTTTCGTGTATTGAAGGCAGTCAAGAATGACTTTCAACGAGTTGTCCAAGTCGTTCTTCATCGTGGCGAAATAGACCCGGACATATAGCTCGAACACCCCGTTGATGTTCATATTCCGATACGCACCGACTTGCATATAGAATGCCCGTTCGTAGCTCTCGGTTGCCGGTGTCTTCGACAACATCGGGTGTCCGTCCTTGTAGATGATCTTGTAGGAGTTGGACTTGCTCGGCGGTTGGCCGATGATGGTCTGCCAATGGTGTTCGGTCATCAGTTATCCTCCAACACTTTAAAACGATATGTGATTCTTGTGCGTCCGAACTCGTTCTTCTCCTCCTTCGGGTTGAATTTCTTCAGGATTTCAAATGCGATGTTCCTGGCGAGTTGCTTGCGGGCGGCATCACGAATGTCTTGCTCGGACTGAAATTTCAATTCGTCCGAATCCGTCACAACATAGCAAGCCGTGACCCGTATGGCTTCGGTTGTCCACTTGGTTATTTTGTGGAACCTCATTTCTAAATCGTTCTCCGCAGTATCGATGATTTCGCATCTGCGGTCACAAGCAACTTCCCGCATTCCGACGGCTTTCTCGCGGGACTTGATGAAAGCCTGACGGTCACGGAGTATGATAGACCAGACCACAAGTACCACGGCGATGATTGAATAAGAGGCAATGATAGTAAAATTAAGCATGGTTATATAAGTTTAAAATGAGACTCGTTGAGGACAACTTGGTTTCCGTTGTCAAGATTCACGATCCAGTCGTTGTTTACCTTCATCTCCAATGTGCCGTCTCCGTGGTTGAATGTGTGGACTCGGTCTCCGGCACCCGGAATCCATTCGTGGTGCATGTTGAAGCGGGCGATGTATTTCTCAGGGAACAGCCCGTTTTCAGGGAGCGACCTGAGAAACCGCATGATTTTGTAGTATCCGTCCTCGCTGTGTGCCCTGTCCACATAGAGCATTACCACTCGGATCAACTCGTTTGCGTCGGCGATGATGTTTGAGTATTTCTTGGGGTCTTTTCCTACCGCCTCCCAACATGATGTGTCAAGACCGAATTTCTCCATGTATCCCCGTGCCTGTTCCACGCATCGTTGGTAGTGCTTGAAATACATCTTCTTCTCTCGGTTGAATTTATCCCCGTTTATGCGGAGTTGTTGGTCAATGTCCTCGATGAGGACGGACGAAGCCTGGAGCATCAAATGAAGGACATTGATGAGCCAACCCAATGGCGTTTCTTTATTGTTTCCCATCTTTGAGTTGTTTTACGAGTTCGTCGGCCAGAGTGATGGCATCGAGAACCGCCACCTTGCATTTGTTTTTCTTGCCGATGTAGAGTTCTATCCTCGTAGTGAGGCTAGCGAGTATATCCTTCGCAGCCTCTCTGCGAAAAGCCTCCCAATCCACTGCCTCCTTTATGATGAGTGCGTCTTCGCGGTAGATGCGCTTCCCGATTTCACCCTCTTCGGCCTCGGTTGACAAATACTGTTTTTCGGTGTAGATTCTCACCTCGATTTCTTTTCCGTCTTCTTTCCTGATTGCTTTCATTGCTCTTGTTCCTCCCATTTTAATTCGCGTTCACATTCTTTCGATGGTGGAAGGATGTTCTTCGGGCATGCGTCCACCTCGGCGGTCATCTCGGCGAGTTTCGCATACTCGTTCACCTCCCTAAATTTTTTCAGCACCTCTTTGTAATAGGCTTCTTCCGTCTGGAATTCGGACAGCAGGTGTTCGATGTCGTGTCCCGGTAGAAGGTCATCGGCGATGTTGACGATTGCCTTGATGTCCTTCCAAGTAAGTTCTTGTGTTTTCATTTCTTTTCCTCCTTTTCGTCAATGATGTTTTGCATCTTCTCTTTGAGCCGGAGATACTTGTTCTTCCAATAGCCGGGGCCTTTCTCGAATTCCAGTTCAAGGGGGACGAGTTTCACAACGCCTTTGACCGTGAACTGTTCCATTCTTTCGTAATCGTACTCTGGCATTTCCGTAGAATACTCTGGGACGAAGGAGAAGCAGATGTCCCAAATGGAGCAACCTTGCTTTTCGGCTAACTCATAGACCTGCTTATTGACTTGACTCGTAGCGTCCTTGATAGACTCGCAAATTCCGTCATAAACAAGTTGCTCTATCCTATCGTGAACCTTGCTTTTTCGTTCAAGCAAGCGTCGGGTGTTTTCATATGATAGTGACTTTCTCATTTATTTCTTTCCATATACACTTATATCTTGAACATATATCCACAATCTTGTGCGTCCCGCAGTTGTAATCGTAACATAACGGGTATTGCATCATTGACAAGGGCGGTTTAAGTTTGAATATGTCGCACTTGGTGCAGTTTGTCTTGTTGCCGCATTTTACCGCCGTGTAGGTTTTGCCTCCTATCTTTGCATAATGAGGAATGTCCAACTCCTTTCGCGGGATGTCATATTCCATGTTCACATGTTTGGACTTGACGGAGAACGACCTGACAAGATACCCTCCCAGAGTGCCCTCGTTCTTTATTATGCGGGTAAGTTCGTTATAGTCCACGCCAAGCGTTTTCGCCGCCACTCTCACGGACGGGTATTCCTTCTCGAATCCGGTTTTTTCGTTATATAGAAAGACGGGATTCATTTCTTTGCCTCCCAATAATGCTTGCACTTGCCGTAGTTGTGCGGGGTGGTGATGAAGTACGAGTGATACTGCCCGTATTTCCCCGGATTATCAACGAGGTCTCTGTGGGCGATATAGCGGTAGCACGTCTCCTTAAGCGGACAGTCGCCACCTTTACAATGCGAGATATCGTGTTGCATGGCTATTCTATTTTAGTGTTGGTCTTAAAAACTCCGCTTGCCCCTTGGTGCGGGCAGTTGATGCAGTCGCGGTGAGGATTGGTACAAGGCCCGCCACCATAGCATGATGGAAACACGAGGGGATAAAGGTTGTAATGGAACGAGGTTGCCTCGTTATGCCGTTTCTCCGCATCCTCTTGGCCCTTGGCATATCCTTCAAGATGTCCCTTGTTGTAGCACCACTCCCTTATATCCTTAATCCATTGGCTCTTTTCAATTTCTTTCTGGGCGATGACGAGGAGTTCGGAGGCTTTTTTCCTTAATTGTAATTCTTTCACCCCGCAACTCTCATAGATTGCCTCGACCGCCTTCTCGAACTCGGTCAGTTCCTCCGGCTCGTCGGTGATGACATAGAGTTGTTCGCCTCTGACCGAGTTGTTGTTGCTGTTGCCACTCTCGCTAATGTGGATTATATCTTCTCCGTCACCGTCGCTAATGAGTGCGATAACAGGATAAGCGCCCCAAAACTTTGAATCCCAACAGATAATCCTGACGGATTCTCCGTGTTCGGTCACTACCTTGTACTTGCCCGCCTCTATCTCCGGGCGGTACTTGATGTCGAAAGGTATTCTTCTCATAGTGTTAGAATTTAATGTAAAACAATCCAACCGAGGCGATGGCGATAAGCATCACCGCTACCGCGACGGCTATCTTGGCTGTAAGTTTGCGTTCTTCCTTGTTCATGGTTAGGGTAAAAATGAATCAGTTATTCCATTTTTCTCGGAAATCTTTCATCCATTCATCTTGAATTTTTCCAAATTTGGAAACGCTCCAACAAATGAATATTGTGAGAAGTATTGTAATGAATACTGCAATAATGGTTTTTACATCCATATCAGTTAGGGGGTTATCTCGTCTTGATTTTACCGGGCAACTTGTCTTTAATGATGGTTTCTTTTAACCTCTTATCCCTTACAATGTAAAGTGCCTTTATCTCTAATAGTAGTTTATCGTTTGATTTCATTCGGGCAGTCATTTATGGTAATAATTGATTATCCTCCTCCGCCCATTTCTTGTTCATGTAGTCGAGGAGTTCTTGTGGTGGCCTTTCAAGCCGGAGTTCTCCGAATGATTGCATCATCACGCCGTCCTCCATTAGAACATCTACCTCCCCGTAAGTGTCCTTGCTACGGAACCGCTTTGCAGAGGCAATTTCGTGGTAGTGACCATCCCGGTCGAGGAAAAGGACTCTTGCGTTTACCCCGACCGATTGGTAAACAAATTCTTTGAAATCTCGTCCGTTCATAAGGGGGAGGATGAATTACTTATACTCTTCGTCATACGGGACTTTCGGGAACTTCCCGTGCCATTTGTGGGCAAATCCCGTGGGAGTCCCGTCCTTATACTTTGTCGGGGCACATTCGGAACACAACGCCTTTCCGTAATATCGTTCGCCAACATCAGTCAAGTCCACATCATCTGCAAGACTTTTTCGTGACCAATACCAGCCGAGGGCGGTATTCTCTGCACAACCGCATTTCTCACACTTAAAAATCGGCATATTCAGTTAGGGGTTGAAATTATTGAGTTACACTTCGTAGATAAGACGGATTCCTTTTGTTCCGTCAAGGACACAAGTCCAAAAATCTGCGGATTCCGATACCACGGGGGCATCAGTCTTGATATTCCAAACGGGGGCGTATTTCTGCCACCAATGCCGTCTGGCGTAGCCGTGCCATCCGTCTTTCTCCTTCTTGATTTTGTAGGTTGTCATACGGTTAATTATGGGTTTTTTTGAACGAGTTTACATTTTTGCGAATCCCTTCCCGTAAATTGGATGACCGAAAGCACCACGCTTTGTTTCCTCCTTCTTTCTTGACAATGCCACACGGACATTGACATTACTGCATCCCGTGTAACGGCCATTATATTTACAATTCTTGCAATCAGCCCAATCCGAATGAGTGTAGGAAGGAAAGTATTCTTTACAAACCATATCTCGGTTAATTAGGGCCGTTAATACCCATTTTTAAGTGCCCAATTTGAGGCACTCTGCAAATCTGCCTTCGTCCTGTTTTCATTGATATACTTTGAAATATCGGAATTGTTGTTCTTGTCCCCGGTGAATTTAACACCAGAAAATTCTTCGATGTATTCAATGTATTCCCTTTGTTTCTGCGTCATAATTCAAACTCACCCTTTTCGACCATATTATCCAAAATGTTACCAAGCCGTGTGTGCTTGTCCTTGCAGTAGTCCTTGATGGTGTCCCGTGTTTCGGGCCGTACCGTTGCGGACATTTGTACTCGTTTCTGCTCTCCTTTGCTCTTTCTCCCACTTCCGGGCCTTGCCCCTCCGTGTTTCGGTTTCGTGTTGTCCATAAGCGAAAATGTTAGTTTTCGCAAATATAAACACTATTTCTTGAAAATGCAACTTATTTTATCAAGTCAGTCAATTAGGGCCGAAACTATAATAGTAATAATATTCGTTCCGCTTCACTCTTTTCCTCGTTATCCTCGATAAATAACGGGTTTGTATAGATGAAGTCCGGCTTCTCATCGTTGTTGAATCTTGCCTCAAAACGAATGTATTTCATACCGGGTTTTACAAGCACGGAAATAGAGTTCCCGGACACTTCCGTCCGTCCAAGATTGGAAACAGCAACAACCGAAGTTGCCGCATTGTCCACGGAGAAAGCAACACGATTCGCCGAAACGGACAAATCCGTAATTTGATGATTTCCGAATGCACTTGCAAAGTAAGTTCCGGCGATGTAGGAATCAAGTCCGGCCTCCGCTTTCGTGTAGGTTTCCGAATCCTTGTTTGGATATGATTTCCCGTCAATGGTCAAGAAGTCATTTGCGGGGAGATTGTCATATCCGGCAGGGACATACAACACATTACAACCGCAATCATAATTCCGTGTTCTTCCGACTGCTGCATAATATGCTTTGTAATCCTCATATTGTGCCTTTTCTTCCGGCGGCAGGGCATCGTAGGCGGCTTGCCAATATTCTTCCTCTGCGGGGGTCATATCCAAAGAGATATATCCCTGCCAGTCCACAACCGCAGTAACCTGGAGTCGGAATCCGTCTGAAAGAAGTTCATCGTACAACCTTACGAATTGTTCATTCCTCGCATCCGTATAGTCATCATTAAACACCTCAAACGCAATCGGACATCTTCCTGCCACGGCATTTATGTATGTAAGGGCATCGGCCCTTGCCGTGGTATGGTTGATTGTGAAAAGAAGTTTTCCCGTCCAATACTGATTTGCAGAATTAAAGAAATTGGCGAAATCGTCAAGGTCGGAAAGAGGATGACCAGACCTTAAAGCGGCTCGGCCTTGAACACCCCACCCACACTCCGGCCAAAGATTTCCGAGGACATTGAAATGTTGGAGGAACTTTGTTGTTTCTCCCAATTTCCTTGTAAATGTAGGATGTTCGTTGTTTGGAATTTGTGGAAGGTTATCCGTCAAGATGGTGTTCCCGTCCTTGTCCACAAAGGAGATAATCCGTCCTTGTAGTGTCCATTCCTTCGTGTCGAAATCCCCCTCTTGGAGATTCACGAAATCAATGTACGGCCAAAGGACGGGATTACTGCCTTCTATCTTGTAGTAGAAGTTACTCGCCGGGAATCGTGGGGCCGATGGCTGATAGTGCATGGCGGCAAAATGGCGGATTCCACGGTCATAACAACTTTTCCACTTGTCCTCGGCATATATGTGTTCGTGTGTAATCGAACGAACACTTTGTACCGTGGAGAAGTTTATACCGCTATATGGATTGATTATCCTCATCGCACACCGAAAAATTCCACGATGAATCTTGTATCGGAAATATGCGTGTTTACCGTTACCTCGGCACGAAGTCCACGGTCAGAGTTCATAGGGAGAAAATCGGAAACAAACGCACCACCACGGTCTTCTCTCAAAATTTCCATCTGCGAGTTTGCCGCCGTTGTGAGTTCGGTAAATACACTCCGATAGATTGCCAAATCATAGTTCTCGCCACTCTCCACCGAGCCGTTGGTCTTGACTGGAACACATTTAACATAGAAATATTTGAACCATCGAAGGTCTACCGACCCCTCACTTATGGCTGTCATCGTGAATGTTTCTGCAAATGTTCCCGTACCCGTGGGGCTTATGACAACATGGCCGATGTACTGGACGGGTTTTTCAAGGACTACCGGGTCGATAATCGCATAACTGACCGTTACGGTAGAACCTGCCGTGGATGCGTAATCGTTACGAAGAATGAAGCCATCCGCACGAACATTCGACAGGGGAACATAGAGGACGATTTTAAAATATTCTCTTGTAATGTCCCAAACCTCTCGCCCATAACAAATGGACTTGTAGATGCGACCATCTTCGGAATAGAAGATGCCCGCCTCATCCTTTATGCGGATTTTGAATCGGGAATCCTTCGTGATGCCGGAGAAGGACAACTTAACGCAAACCCATTTGTTCCGTTTGTCCTTAATATCGGCAATATTCAACAGGTTATTGGTATCGTCCAGTGCAATTGTGCTACTTGCAGACCAACCACCGTTCTTTGTGGTGATTGCGACATTGTTATTATCTAACAGTCCCATTTCTTGTTTATTTAGGATATTGATGTTGCAGTTACATTCCCGTCCGAATCCCTCGTAATAGTAAGGGTATAAGATTTGCCATCGTGGGTTGCCGCCACCGAAGTTGCGTTCCCGTCCGAGTTTCTTGTGATAGTTATAGTCCCTGTCTTGGCATCTGGCCACACCACATTTGCGGAAGATACATTTCCGTCCGACCCCCTTGTTACGGAAGATGCCGTGAAAGATTCCGACAATATCCACCCCTCTATAACATCTGCTGAAAGTTCTACAACACGCAGGGAAACAAGTTCCCTTGTCAAATGATAACTTGGAACAGAAGTGTTGTTTGTGTTGATGATTATCTCTGCCGAATTTGCCGGGGCGATATGTTGCTGATTTGATTCGGTAACGGATGCGTTTGCCGCTTCGAGGATTATTTCGTCTTCATCAATGAAACACCAAAGACGGGGCGATGCTCCACCCGTACCATTCACGATGATGATGTCCCCCGGAGAAACGGGATGACGCATATAACTATAAGCACCGCTTTCGGTTTTACCGCCAATGTGATTGCCTACACCGTTACTCGTTTTGATGTAATACCCGGATTCCGTGATGGGGATTGGCACTTTGTTTTCTACATACACTTCGGCCTCTAATTGACTGATTTCGCTTTCCAACTGAACGCCCTGTGCGGCACTCAATGCGGAGGTCGGATCGTTCGTGGTGAGGTTGTTCACGATGG